GGCTGAGGGTTTGGTCGACGAACTCTACAGCGATGACGAGATAGACGCCCTGATGCGTTCCAGCGGTCTCTGGGATGATGAGCGCGAGAAAAAGATCGAGACGCTCAACAAGGATATCGAGAAACTGAAAGTCGGCCTCTTCAGGGCTTTCTTCAAGTCCAAGGAGCGGGATTTCTCACGGAAAGCTCTTCAGGTCGCCAGGATCGAACTCGCCTCCCTCTACAACCAGAAGAATGTCTACGCGTCGATGGGCGCCAGCGGTTTTGCGCAAGTTGCCCGCACCCGTTATCTGGTCGGCAGTGGCTTGTTGGACGACAAGGGCAAGCGGGTCTGGAAAGGTGACGATTTCTACAAGGGAAACGACTCCCTGCTGGACGAGGCCGTGACGGCCTATTCGGACGCCCAGATATCCGATTCCGCCATGCGCGCCATCGCCCGATCCGACCACTGGCGTTCGGTCTGGAACTGCAAGGCCAACTGCCTGGATATCTTCGGTAAGTGCGCCGTTGATCTGACCGAGGAACAGCGCAGCCTGCTCTCCTGGTCGCAACTCTACGACAATGTCGCCGAACACCCCAATCCGCCGCATGACGACATCTTGAAAGATGACGACGCGTTCGACGGGTGGCTGATCATCCAGCGCAAGGAGCGTGAGCGCCAACGGAAGGAAGCCACAGCCGAGGCCGTGCTTTCCGGGATGAAACTGCCCGACTCCGGCGAGATCTTCCTGGTCGCGGAAACCGACGAGGACCTGCAAAACATCGAATCTTTGAACAGCCCCCAGGCTGCCGCGATTAAAAGAGAGAGACTGGCACACATCGCCAAAAAGGGCGAGGTCGAGGAACAGCACATGCCCGACTCCCGTCGGGAGATCATGATGATGGCTCAGCGGTCCCTGCCCGGTCAATAAGGAGGACCCCCGTGGATGCTTATAACCAGATGGAGGCCGCTGCGGACGCGGCCCGTCGGACGGAGGAGGAAGCCGCCAGGAACCACGAGCGCAATTCACGCGTTCGTCTCCAGAGGATTCTTTCCACGAAAATGCGAACCGCTTTCATCGGCGCCCTGAGCGCCGTGGAACAAAGCTTCGGCGAGTTGTGGGGCCACAACGCTACGCCGGAGCAGCGGGAAGCAGCCAAGGAGAAATGGAAGCAGATCTGGGAAACCTGTCGCTCCTCGATCCTGAACAACGGCAACGCCCAGCTGCGTGCCGTCGAATCAGAACTGGCCCAATACACGGTTAGCTGGAACCGTTGTCAGAAGACCCTACCCGTGGAGGAGGAATCGTGAGCGCCAACAAGAAGACGTTTAAGGTTGAGATCGGTGGCAAGGAGGTCGATTTGGCCGTCCTTCGCCCCAACGCCAAGCAGCGCCAGGAAGCACAGAAAGTCTACAACAAGGCTTTCCGTGAGGCGGTCGAGTCCGGAGCAATCCTCCGGGCGAAGATCGAGAGCGTGATGCGCGAACAGAAGCTCTGGGACGACCACAAGGAAGCCGAGCTGCGCAAGCTCCAGGCTGCGATCGGCGACAAGGAACGCAAGGTCCGCTCCGGCGGCATCAAGCTGTCCGAGGCACGCGATCTGGCCATCCAGCTTCGCCGTGACCGGGCCGAGCTGCGCAGCCTCAATTCGGAGCGCATGAGCCTGGACAACAACTCGGCGGAAGCCCAGGCCGACAACGCCCAGTTCAACTACTGGGTATCGGTCTGCACCGTCCACGCCAACGACGGCAAGCCCTACTTCAGGTCCTACGAGGAGTACATGACCAAGGAGGATGACCCCGCCGTCGGCCCCGCCGCATCCGCCCTGGCCAAGATCATCTACAACCTCGAGGACGACTACGAGAAGAAGCTCCCCGAGAACCAGTTCCTGGTCAAGTACAAGTTTGCCGACGAAACCCTCCATCTGATCGACAAGCAGGGCCGCAAGGTCGATGCCGACGGTCGGCTGGTGGACGAGAACGGCCGGTACATCAACGAGGCGGGTCAATTTGTCGATCGGGAGGGGAATCTGGTGGACGAGGAAGGCAATTTCCTCGTCGACGAGAAACCCTTCCTGGATGACGAAGGAAACCCGATTGTTAGTGCTCCCGAGGTTGTTCCCCCGGTGTAATTTCTGTTGAACCGGACAGGCTTACTGCGGGCGGTGGTCTCTTCTCCTTTGTGAGCAGGGGCCACCGCCTATTTATTTTGCGGGGTTAATATGGCATTTGATATCACTGGACAGCTAAATCTTCGTTTGGCCTCTGGGGCGGTTCGCCAAATCGCCAATGAAATCAACTCAGGACTACGCGCTTCGGGCGTTGGCGCCGTCAATGTGCCAGTCCGTGCCGACGTCAATGCCATCCGTAGCGTGGTCAACGAGATTGGTCAGGCCACCAATGCTGTGGAGCGGTTCGCCCAGCAGTCCGGCTTGGCCTTCAAGCGTTTCACCGCTTTCAGTATCGCCGCTATCCCTTTTATCCAGGTTGCCTCAGGTATCAGGTCCGCCATCAGCGAGGCTGTTGAATTTGACAAACAGATGGTCCGCCTGCGACAGGTTGCCACCGGGGCGGGTTCCGAGGTTGGGGCGATTGGCCGCGAGGTCAGCCGTTTGTCGACCAGCCTGGGCGTTTCCAGCCAAGACCTGATCAAGACGGCGGTGACGCTAAAACAGGCCAACTTGTCGATCAATGAGACCCGAGACGCCCTGGAGGCGCTGGCCAAGTCCGCCCTGGCCCCCAACTTCGACTCAGTCGAGCAGACGGTCGAAGGCGCCATCGCCGTGATGAACCAGTTCAAGATCAAGAGCAAGGACCTGGAGGCCGCCCTCGGCTCCATGAACGCGGTAGCCGGCGAGTTCGCCGTCGAAGCCAGCGACTTGATCGAAGTGGTGCGTCGGGCTGGTGGTGCGTTCGCCGCGACGGGTGGCGACCTCAACCAACTGCTCGGTTTGTTCACTTCGGTGCGTCAGACGACTCGCGAATCGGCCGAATCGATTGCCACCGGCTTGCGCACCATCTTCACCCGCATCCAGCGTAACGACACCGTGGAGTCGCTGAAGCAGATCGGCGTACAATTGCGCTTCACGCGTGACGAGGCCTCCAAGGCGGGGGATCTGGGGCTGGAGAACCAGTTCGTCGGTGCCTACGAGGCGGTGCGTCGACTTTCGGCCGCCCTCACCCAGCTTCCCCAGGCTGATCCACGCTACAGCGCCATCGTCGAAAACCTGGGTGGTTATCGTCAAATCTCCAAGGTCATTCCGTTAATCCAGGAGTTCGCGGTCAGCGAACGCGCCCTGATGGTGGCGGAAGCCGGGCGCATCAGCCTCAATGTCAATGCCGCCCAGGCTGCTGACAGCTACGCCAATAAGTTGACCAAGCTCAAGGAGAGCTACCTGGAGTTCGGGCGTTCCATGATGGATACGCAAGGATTCAAGGCGACCTTCGGGGCGTTCGAGGAGATCGCCAAGGGTATCCTGTCGATTACCAACGCCCTGCGTCCGGTCCTGCCCCTGCTGACCGCCTTCGCCGCTGTCCGGATCGGCTCCAATATCGGCCCGTTTATCGCCAACTTTGGCCGAGGCGCCACCACCGGCAACCAGCACCTGCTGACCAGGGCCAGCGGCGGTATCGTTCCCGGTGTCGGCGACAGTGACAGCGTGCCCATGGCGTTGCAGCCGGGTTCCTTTGTCGTCCGCAAGTCCTCGGTCAAGAAAGCTGGCGCCTCCAACCTGGCGCGCATGGCCAGCGGTGCCGTGCCCACGATGTTGACGCCCGGCGAATATGTCTTCTCCCCCAGCGAAGCCAGGAAGATCGGCCTGTCCCGACTGAAGCATCTGAACGCGTCCGGCATGGTTCCGGGCTTCAATGATGGCGGCGAGATCGAAGAGTCTGGCATCTTTTTGCGCAATCGGATTGAGCAGATAGCTCGTAAAAATGGTTTTAATTTGACCGCAACCGAATTGAACAAACTACTTGAAAACGTCGAAAAAGCTTTGCCTGACATGAAAATGATCGGTGAGATCAGGGGAAAGGCCCGTTCGGCCACCGACGTGAACATGATTGGCACGGGCATGCACGATGTCCAAAAAGCCATTAAAAAACTAAACAACGAGGGCGTCAAAACACTTGCCGATACTATGGGGTTGGATATCACTGGCAAAACCGGCGCCGGTCTCAGAACTTCCTTGATGGACAAACTGAATCCGACCAGCACTCAAGGACGCATTAAAAATATTCTCAGCATGGACATGGCCGGAACCGGCCTCCAAACTAACGGAACAATATATTCGTCTGGCGATGTTTTTTCGCAGATACTTGAAGAAGCAAAAGCCAACCTGAAAAGTTCGACAGGAGAAGGATCAAGTTATGAGACGATGAAGACACTGCGCTCCGAAATTGTCAAGGAGTACGAGGCGCGCAACAAGAAGAAATTCCCTCCGGCTTTTCAGCTTGGCGAGAAATACGAAGATATTGATTCGCTCGGCATTGATGACATTATCGCTGACGTCACAAGGCCTGGTCGTTCTGGGGCTGGCTTCGACACAAATCAAATTTGGAATCTGCTGAAAAGCGGTGTTGGCCCCAAGCCTGGACTCAGCGAAAAGCTGGTCGAGCAATACGATCAGTTGAGGTCGACATATGACATTGGATCTGATTTTGATCCTCTCGAAGCGTCAGTACGCAAATATCTGGTTCCTTTTCAGGATGAAGGCAAATCTGTAGCCGATTACGCCAGCATGACTGGCAAAGATGTCAAACCGCCCACCAAAGCTGAATTGGCAAAACGCGAAGCCGCCATTAAAAAACAACAAAAAGAAGAAGCAAAGAAAGAGAAAGAATACCAGGACAGAAAAGAAAAAGAACGCAAGAAAAAAGAACGCGAAGAGGCTATGGCCGAAGCGAAGCGGCTGAAAGCTGAACAAAAAGAACTAGAGAAACGAGCGAGGATTGATCAACAAGAACTGGAAAAAGTTGGCGGACAAGCTCCGTCGACAGGCATCCTGGGTCAGAACATTGTGACCGCAAAAGCTGTTTCAGCAAGGAGGCAGCAGTTTGCAGAAGTGGCCACTCTTGAACAGAAGACAGAGATTCTTCAAAGTGGTTTGCCTCAAAGGACCGGGGTCGACATCAATGACATGTCGCCCATGCATTTGCGAAGGCTGGCGGAAAAGCTGAAGAAGCAAAGTCTGCTTTCCCAGGAACAGTACGACGAGATCGCCGACGCAGTCAGCAGTCCCGGATTCAGCGGACAGGCCCCGCCGGCTCTTGTAGCCGCCATGAAGGCGCGTGAACAAGCCGCTGAACAAGAAAGCAAGGACATTGCTGCGGCGAAAACGGCAACAAAAGAAGCTGTCAAATCCAACGCGAAAAAAACTGCCGCCAAGGTTAAAAAGGAAGCAGTAGACGCCAAGGTGGCAGACGTTCAAAAGCAAGAATCTTTATCGACACAACCAGCTGTTGGCGCGACCGAAAAATTCTTGCAGACTTTGCCTATTTATCAAGAACCCAAAAATCAAGGTAATTTGATTGATCCGGCAGGCGGCACTATTCCAGACGATCTGAAGCCAATCCCAACCGGAAATCAAACACCACGTCGTTGGCGCTTAACGGTTGGTGCTGGTCCAACTAATTTGCCTGATGTTTTGCCCGATTTGGTTTTAAGACCTTCTGTTTCTGGCGGTGACAGTGGCGGTAGCGATGATGGCTCAAATCGTCGTTCACGCTCTAGAGCTGGTGCTGGCCCCACCAATATGATGGACATCTTGCCTGACTTTGAGTCTATGAGGCTGATGGTTGGTGGTCCGGGTGGCGGTGGCCCAGGTGGACCTGGAGGTGGCGGTGGACCTGGCGGTCCTGGTGGTGGTGGCTCGGGTGGGTCTGGCGGTAGCGGCCAAGGCGGTTCAGGTAGATCTGGTGGAAATGGCTCAGGTGGTGGTGGGGGTAGCGGTCCAGGCGGTGGTGGTCCTGGGGGTCCAGGAGGTGGCGGTGGTGGTCCTGGGGGTGGTGGCCCAGGCGGTCCAGGCGGTCCTGGGGGTGGTGGCCCAGGCGGTCCTAGTGGTCCAGGCGGACCTGGAGGTGGTTCAGGTGGTGGTGGTCCTCCCGACAACCCTTTTGATCCAGCCCGCACCTACGGCAGAAACTTTGATCTATACGGTGGTTCTCCCGATCGATTTTTTGCTCGGTTGGCGACAATATCTAGAAACAACAACGATATTGGTCCGCTCAGCAGGACAGTTTCGACAATTGGCGCGGAAGATATGCCACGCTTTTTGTCTGAAATGTCTCGAACGCAAGAAACTGGCAACATTCTTTCAAGAACCATATTGCGGGCTTTGGAGCGTACTCGCCCAGAACTCAGTAATAATCAGCGTTATCAAATGGCTCAAGAGCAAGCCACAAATATTTTTGATAATGCAAACTCTATCATTAGAGCACAAGAGACAGCAAACGAGGCTGAGTTTCGGAGAACACAAGCGCAACAGCGGTCGCAAGATATCCGCAATCTTCCGCAAATGGTCAGCACCGTCAACGATTTGCGTGAACGGGCAATTGCTGACCCGACTTTTCATGCAGAATATACGCGTGTTTTTAACGAGCTAAACGAAACTGCTCGTCGGATCGGCATGAATGAGGGCATCGACCCGAATCTTCTTGTCGGCATGGAAAACGGCCGCATGCGGATGTCGACGGTACACCAAGGAAATCTTGATGCGTCCGCTCGTGAAAACGACATCATGGCGGAAAACGCCACTCGTCAAGCAACAAGAGCGCGTGAACAGGCCGAACAGCTTGCCCGTCAACTTGAGGGTATTGGTGCCAACATAAGCCGCGACGCCAACGGGCTGGAGTCTGTTCAGTTTGCGGGAGGGGCCAATCTTTTTGGCGCCGGCACCAATATTGTCAACGAAATGCCTCAAGATTCTCTTGGTAGAATTCTTGAGCGCAGAATCAACGATCGCATCGCACAAATTGATCCAAATGGTCGTGGTCGAAACATCAGCGACGCTACTAGACAGTCTGTTGAACAAGAAGAAACCCGTCGTCTACATGACGAATGGGTCAATGGTCGTCGCAATCAGATCGCAGCAGAGCGCGGATTGACTAATATGACGGCTGCCACCACAGCCGCCTCAGAAGAATTCATGCGTTCGCTTGAAAATGGCACTCGTGCAATCGAGCGGCAAACGGCCACCGGTAATGTCGTTGTCAACAGGCAGTCTTTCGACCGAGGCAACACTGGCGACGCCAGGTCAAACAGCTATCAAGATGTGATCAATCGGCGTCTAGCAACCGAAATGCGAAGGGTAGATCCAACTGGAGCTGGTGCCAATCTGCCGGAACAAACCAGAGCCAGACTCCTGCAAAGGGTGATCAACCAGACCAACGAGCAGCTCCTCGCGTCGCTGCAAACGCATGTCCGCCTGGAAAACAGGATCAACGACAGCGAAGTCGTGCTCGAGATGGCCAACAGGCGGCTGGCCGACGCTATCGAAAACAACGTAGATGTTCAAGACAGGAACGGACGCGCTGTCCTCCAGGACACGGCAAGGCGCGGGTACGATCGTCCAGGCTCCAGGCTTTCCGCTTTTGGCGGCATGGCTGCCCAGAAAATCGGCGGCATGTTCACTAGCCAAACCGGATTCTTTGCCTTGCAAGCCGGAGCCTCCTTCCTGGGCGACTACGCCAGCCGTTCGGCCGGAAGCGCCGAGGCGGCCGTTGAATCGGGTTCACAAAACAGTTTTGTTAACACCAGGGCCGGCGGCTCGGCCCTCCAGGGGGCCGGTCTGGGTGCCTCTGTGGCCATGGGGCTTGGCTTCACCGGCATAGGCCTTGGCGTGTCGGCGGCTGCCGGCGCCCTCCTGATGTTCACCGACTCGCTGAAGGCGGCTGCCAACGAGGTGTCCGAGGCCTCCATCGCCTCCTCCATGAAGAAGATGAACGACTCGTTGTCCAACTTCGCCAAGGGCATGACGACGATCGACCCGACGACCATCCGCAGGCTCCAGACTGACATCGACAACCAGATGTCGCAGGTGGCCCGGAGGAACTCCTCCATCTTCGGACTGATCCCCTACTACTCCAACGAAAGCTTCAACGGCGAACTGGACGTGCGTCGACGCGAGATGGCATCGGCTCAGGTCCCGGCCCAGATGGACGCCCTCACCAAGATCATCGAGGAGCAGGCCAAAAACAACGCCAACGACAATGCCATCAACAATGAGCGCACCCGGCGTCAGTTGTTCGAGGAAGCCATCTACCGGTCCAGGCAGGGGCTGGGCGGATCGTTGCTGGGTCGGGTGGCATCCGGCACCAACCAGAGCTTCGAGTCCCTCGAAAAGAAGCTTTTCGACTCCTTCAAGCGCATCCAAGAGAACGAGGTGTCCCGCAAAAAGCAGGAAACGGTGGAAAGCAGCGTCAACAACGCCGCCGCCATGTTCAACAACTTCAGTTCGGTTCTGAGTTTTGCCACCCAGAGGCTGACATCGATGGCTTCGGCCACGAAGAGCCTGACCGACATCATGGACGGTTCCGTGTCGGTTTCGGCTGGAACCAGCCTGGCCGACTCGTTGCAGCGCCCCTTCTCGGGCGACACCAGCGAGTTCATGTCGGCTGTCAGGTCGATCACATCGATGGCCGGTGCCGCTGGCGGCGACGTCGAGAAGTCAGCCGAGGTCGTGTCCGTCACCGGCAGGATTCTGCCGAGCATCATCAGTGCCATCAGGTCGCAACCTTCGCGTGAACTGGCAGTCGGCCAGAACTTCTCCGTACAGATCGCTGATATGCTGCGACAGAGACTCCAGGACCAGGGTCTCGACGCCAATGCCATCTCGTCCGTCACCAACCTGATCCAGTCGCAGCTTGGCGAGGAGGATTTCACCAAACTGCTGCGCAAGACCGGCGAGGACATGGGGGCGGTCGTCAACGACCTCCTGGCCCCGATCGCCGAACCCCTGAGAAAAAACCTCGGCAGCATGGGGCAGAACCTGGCCGAAAAAGCCAAGATTTTCGCCAACGACCTGAGCGAACTCGGTTCCAGGGTCCGCGCTGTCGGGGAGCTGATGGACCGCGCCAACAGCGCCCAGATCAACGCCGAACGGAATCGCGTGCAGACAATGCTGCGCCGAGGCGCTATCCGCGACGACTCCGGCGAAGAAGCCCTGTTCGATCTAGCGTTGCGCCAGCAGGATTTGCGACAGGCCAGGCTGACCGGTTTCGGCGGCAACGCGGTATTCAGGAAACCTCAGGACATCGCCAACGCCCAGAATCCCGAGAAAATCAACGAAGCCCTGCGTGCGACCGTCGCCCAGATAGCCGCTGTAGAGAAGAAAATCAACGCCGCCAACAGGGACGGCAACAACAAAGCGCAGTTTGACGCCCAGAACGAGATGTCCAAACTGAAGGTGCGTGCCGCCGACCTTGGACAAGCCCTCAAGAACCTTACCGACACTACCGAGAGGAACGCTGTTGCCCAAGATAGACTGAATAAGATCCAGGCAGACCGCGAGGGACGGCAGAGCCTCGGCCTTCGCTACGCCACTTCCAATCTGGAAGGTCGCTCGGAAATCGCCAAGTCCTTCTCGTTGATCAGTCAGGCAGCACAGATGGGCAGCGCCGCGCCGTTCTCTGTGCGCGACCAGAATCAGATCTTCAGCACCCTCTCTTCGCTGTCGCCGCAGATGCGCCTGCAAGGTCTCGGCGGTATTTCGGTCAAGGAATTGACCACCCAGCTTCTCAACAGCACCTTTGGGGGAGCGTTCGATCTGGACCCGCAGTCCGCCGCCATGGAAAAGGCGCTCGACAGCTTTGTTCAGCAAAATTTTGATATTGCCTCCAGGGCAGCGCAACTTCAAGTCGACACCCAGGAGCAATTGCTCGGGGACTTCTTCACAAAGCTGCAAAGCAACCAGCAGGCTTTCCTTGAAAATATGGCCAAGGCGATGGCAGACGTCGCCAAACAGGGTCTGGAAACGCAGCGGTCGATGGCGATCACCCGCGTCAAGGACCTGGAGAAGAATGTCGGGGACACTTCCATCCTTGGCAAGCTTGGCGTCAAGACCGACGACGAGTTCAAGATGTTCGCCGGAGCCATCAGGAATCCAAATGTCGGCGCCATGCTCGAAGCTGGCAACAGGATCATGGGCGGCGACAAGCTGATGGAACGCGCCCGCGGCGGGGCCGACAATTTCGCCGGCAAGCTTGCGGGTTCGGTCGGGGAGATGAGTGTCCGGGAGACCGTCGGCACGGCGGCTGGGGCCATCAAGACCCAGCTTGAGGAAATCGGCTTCACCGACGAGAAGGACCGCAGCAACATCCTCGTCAAGATGGATCAGTATTTCCGCGATCGCGGCATCAACAAGAACTTCGTCAACGCCGAAGAGGATGTGAAGAAGGCCCTGATTGCTGCGTCGGCGTCCGTGATCGGGGAGCGCACCAAGTCCGCCCGGGACGATTTCTCCAGGGCTGAAACGGGCCTGCGCAACAGCACCTCCCTGCCCGATTCGATCATCAAGAATCTTGCCCAGGGTGCCCAGAGGGACTTCGACACCGTCACGCTGTCATCGCTGGAGAGGTCGGTCGGCATCGTCAACGGCATGAATGTCGGCTTCACCAAGATGGGCGAGTTGCTGAAGGAAGCCAAAGACAAGCTGGACAGCCTGAACAAGGCCATAGGGGATGTGGCTCCTGTCCGACGGGCTGGCGGTGGTCCGATCAGATTCTTCAACAAGGGTGGGTGGGGTTCGGAGGGCAGTAGCACGCCCCACTCCTCCGACACGGTCAACGCCCGCATCGCACCGAACGAGTTTGTGGTTTCTTCCGTCGCCGCCCAAAAGAACAAGGCCCTCCTGGAGCGGATCAATTCCGGCATGCCGGCCTTTGCCGAGGGAGGCGAGGCAAACGAGGCCTTTGGCCGCATCGGTGATCTTGGCAAGGGCGTCAAATTCGACTCCAATCTTGCCAATTCGACCATGAGCAAGGATGACCTTGAGAAGTCCAAAGAGCTGATCCGGAAGAACGCCACCCTGCTGTTCCTGTCCCAGATCAAGAGCATGGACAAGGAGAAGCGGACAGCTTTCCTCGACAAGCAGATCGGCATGATCGGCAAGGAGCTGCCCAAGAACGATCAGCAGGCCGGGGTGTTCGACGCTCTGATGCAGGTCATCAAGATTCGCCAGGAAAAGAAAAAGGTTTACGACGACGCCATCAAGGCCCAGGAAGACCAGAAGAACGCCCCTGTTTTCCCGGATCTTCTGCCAAAACTGGACGGGTACCACCTGTCCCTGCGACAGGCCTCCGTCAGCAAGGCCTTTGGCAGTCCGCCGTTCCAGGTTGAAAGCATCATCTCCGGCATCAAGGACACGGTCGACAGCCTGGCTGCCCAGGAAGAAGCGCAAAGGACCGCCGCGAAGGATGTGAGCAAGGCGTTTTCCGCCTCGGCCGGCGAGAGCATTGAAGATCTGATCAACAACGAACCCCGGCTCATTGAGTTCAAGAATCTGATCAACGACTTCATGTACCGCCAGGCCTTGTCGTCCCCGGCTTTCCGCGGTCTTGAAACACTGGGAGAGTGGAATTATACCGACAAACAAATGGAAAAAGACAAGTCGCTGCGGATGATCCGGAAAAACCATCCGATCTCTGTCATCGAAGGACTGTACACAGGCAAGAATGCGCTGCGCGAAAAGGCCAACCAGGAACTGTCCGAACAGAATTATCCCCAGGGGCCTGAGGAGTACACCAAGGAAATCTACGCGTTGATGGTTGGTGAGGTGTCGGCCAAGATCAGGTCCGCCGAGGATCTGCGCAAGAATGTCGAGTCGGTCCTCAGAAGCCGACGCAAGTTCGATGAGATCAAAGCTCCCGATTTCGACCAGGCCATCCTGGAGGCCATCGACCAGACGATCGCCAAACTGAAGGAGGACAACAAACAATTCCCTGGGCTGATGGCCAATTTTGGTACAGCAAAGGTATCTGCGGACAATCGCCGAAATGCTTTTGTCACGCCGGAAAAGCGTCTGGCGGAAATGGTGTCGAGCGTCAAACCGGAAGCAATAGACGCGAAGACCATGGTTGGTCTGGTGAAACAGCAGGGACTGGCCAAAGAAGCAGAACTCTTCAACAAAGTCAATCCGGCGTTGCAGACCAAAATACTTAACGACGCTATGAGTCGGATTGAAACCGGCAAATACAAGCCCGGTGAGCTGGATTTGATTAAAAGCATGGGTCTGGACCTAACAGACACGTCCAATATTTCAGCTGAAGAGCTAGAGAAATACCGCGAACAAGAACCGAACATGCCGGTGATTCAACGTGCCTACTTGCGTCACCTAATGAGAGAAGCAAGCTTTAAGGCCGATCTCCTAAAAAGGGACCCAAACACTTTTAACGAAGGTGAAAAAACTCTCTATCTGATGAACCAAGAGAGGATCGCTCAATCTTATGCCCTAGAAAGGATTCAAGACAAAGAGGAGCGCATCAAGCTCGACAGGTTTGGCCGCTTCCTGATTGCCAATCCGGCGCTGATCCAGGCCCGTATGTCCGACGCGGAAGAAAAAGGAGCTAAAACATACGCTGAAGAAGCGGCCTTGCTCAGCATGATCCTGGGTCTACTTGGCAAACCGACCACCTTCCCCAGCGTGGCCAAGGTGTTCAAGGACAGACCGATCACTCCGGGCGCCAAGGTGGGCGCGGAACAAGCGCCGGTTGCCCCGGCCGAATTCGGCATGGAAGAAGCGGGCGGGATGAAATTTGCCACGGGCGGTCTGGTCCCGGGCGTCGGCAACACCGACTCCGTTCGCACTAATCTCCCGGTCGGCAGTTATGTCATCCGGAAGTCCTCGGTGCAAAGTCTGGGCGCGAACACCCTGGCCTCGTTGCCACACCTGGCCAAGGGTGGCGTGGTCCCGGCCATGGTCATGCCCGGCGAACACATCTACACTCCGGAAGAAGCTTCCAAGATAGGCGTTGGCAATCTCGATTACATCAACAAGAACGGCAAATTGCCAGGCTTTGAAAGGGGCACGCCAGGTGGCGTCAAAGCAGACGCTAATGCGCGGGCAGCTGCGGCCAATGGCTTCGGGGTTCCAAAGCCTCCAGCATTCAACGATCCCAACTGGCAGATGATCCCCAACGGGGACGGCACATTCCGTCTGGTGCAAGCCGGTGGGGCGCGTTGGGGTGCCGCGCAAAACATGATGCCCGGCATGATGCCAGGCGTCAACGTCCAAATGCCGCCCGCCCAGGTTGGTATGCCGATCAACAACCCGCTGATGGGCATGGCCATGGGTCAGGGGGCCAACGGCAATGCAGGCGCCGTCAAGATGCCTGGTCAGAATGAAGGCAACGCTGCCGCCGAGCTTGAGCAAATCATGGCGGGCAACCTGATGGCCGCCAATAAGGACCTTGATATCCTGGGCGCGAAAGCGGAGTTCTATCAGCTTCGCAACCAGATGCGCAACCCACGCGCCAGGACCAAGGAAAATGTCGCCAGACTACGCGAACTCTACGCCCAACTGAGCAATCCGGTGATTGCCCAGATGGATGCTGAAAAACGCAGAAGCAGCGCCGAGGAGGCTCTCGCACTTTTCCAGAATTCCCCCAAGGAATTCTTCGCCCTGGTCAACAGCTTCCGCGCCGAAATGTCAGACAAGAAGAAGTCCTACAAGGAGCGCCTAGCAGCCAAAGAAAAATACGAAGAGTATTCTTTTGCGGCCAGAATGATACCTCCACAGGCTCTGCGGGCGGCAATGGCCGGAAACAATCAGCCGAAGGGACCAGCCAACAATGACCTGATCGCAAAAGAGTGGGAAAAGAAACGCGCCGATGTCGCGGCTCACAACGAACGGATGCGCGCCACCGGAAAAATTCCCAAAAACGGCCCAGAAGCTGTTGAGCAACACAATATCGGCGTGGAGATTCGTCGCGGCAAGCAGCTGAGCGGACCCGAAGCGGTTGCTGCTCATAACGCCAGGGTCAAGGCTAGGGAACAGGATCGTCCCGCCCCCAATCCGGAAGCTGCCAGGGCCGACCATCTCAAGAAGATGCTGGACACCGCCCAGGAGAACTACCTGAAGACCGGAGATCCGCGTTTCCTCGAAGAAATCAACAAACTAAAGAACCCAGGACAAGTCAAAGCCCAGGAACAAGCCGAAGCTCAACGAGTCATGGACGAATACCGCGCCCAACAAAAGAAGGACGCAGAGAACAACAAGATTGCCCAATGGCATGTGCAAGAGGGTATCGAGGACATTCGCGATCCAGGCGGCGTCAAGCGCAAGGCCGAGCGGGAGAGGAAGGAGCAGGAAGCCCAAGAACAGAAGATGCGGGCTTTCTATGAGGAAAAAGCCAAGAGCAGGCAGGCGTTCGAGGCAAAACTGGCCTCCAATGACGTGGCTGCTGACGAACTGCGCAGGAAAATACGAGGAGAGGACCTTGGGGTTGCAATCAAGCGCGCCTCCGGCGGCATTGTTCCCGGCGTCGGTTCCGGAGATATTGTGCCAGCCATGCTGGAACCTGGCGAACTGGTTGTCCCCAAAAGGCAGGTCCAGAAGTTTGCTAACGGTGGCGTAGTGGGCGGCATTCAAGGGTTCGCCAACGGAGGAATGGCACAGGGCGGACCTGACCTTCTGGACGTCGCCGCCCGCTTCAACCAAGCCGCCACCCAGATCAGCCAGGGGTTGTCCGGCTTCTCCACCTCGGTTAGTACCTTTAACGGGGCCGTGGCTAATTTCGGCACCTTTGTGGACAAGTTCGACGAGGCGGTTGGCAAGATTCCAGGCCAGATCGAACTGTCCGGGGCGAACGACATCTCGGTCAACCTGATGGGTCAGGATTCCATCGTCAAGGCGGTCACCGAGGCTATCGGGCCGATGATCGCCCAGGCAATCCGGGATAGCCAGCCGGTTGAGCAGAGGGCGCAGTAATGAGTGTCTTCACGGGCAGGCTGGGGGACATACTGGCCACACCCGGGGGATTAGTCCTCGGGTTCGGGGGCGAGTCTCTCTCCTGGGAACCGCTCAACCTGTTCCTCAAGGTTGCCGAAATACCTTCGGGTGGGGATTCTCTTCCCCTCCACACCCTCGGCGTGTTTTCTGGCGTTGCCAACACCTTACCCCTGATTATCAGTGGTAAAACTTATGGCAAAGGGCTAAATTTATATATATTGTGTAATAAATCTGATATCCAACAGAACATGAACCTGTTTGTAGAGGGGGCGAACAAAAACCTTTCCAGTTCGTTGCCTTTGCTGACAGTCAACAGCGCCACCGAGTTGGTGGAGAACGCATTGCCGCTGATTCTGGAAGCTCCGGTCTTCGGAACCGGGCTGAATCTCGTGGTTTGGCGCACGCCCGAAACCTTTTCCACGTTGCCGCTCACTATCACCGGATATGCCCAGGAGGCCAGTGCTGGCTGCGTATTGTATTTGGTTGGTCCCGTGGGATCGACAGGGTCGCTGGACATGATCACGGCAGGCACAGGCGTGGATACCAATTCTGTTGATTTGATCACGCATGGTTACATAGGGGACATCTAATGCCTGTTCTTTACGGACCACAGGGACAAGAAAAACTCCTGACTCCCGCCCCGTTTGTGTCTATCTCCACTCAGATTGACAGATTTGAAGACGGTCGTGTCAAAAAGTATTTGTTCAACATCACATTGAAGGGCCGGATGTTGGCCTACAAGGGTGGCGTTCTTAACAACACGACTGATCCGCTTCAAGGCGCTTTGGAAGTTGTACCACCAAATAGTCGCCAAGCAAAAATTCAACAAAAAATCGGTCAACTTAATGAATTGTTCCGACCCAAATCCCCGCTCAATCCTACTGAACGAGTGAGCCTTCAGATCACCCCCTGGGATGCCTCTGGCGCAAACTCCACCATTCTTTGCTATCCGCGTGTCAAATCAATCGAAATACCTGAAGGGCCATTTACCGATTACTTTGAATACACGATCAACCTGGAAGCCGACTATCTCAGGATTGGTACCAACACCATCGGCATGGATGCTGAGGACGATGTGGGAGTGGAAGAATCCTGGTCGATGGAGCCGGATGACAGTTTACGCAAATACAAGCTGACGCATCAGGTCAGCGCACAGGCGACAACGCGCTGGGTGGGGGGCACGACCAACCGGAATGTCCGCGGGTTTGAGATTGCCCGGGCTGCTGTCCTGAAGAAGCTGGCGTCGGATCTTGATCTTTCCGACAATGCCGCTTTATCATCCCCACCTTCCAGCAGACTCAAGCTGAATGATCAACCAGCTGGACTCAGCTACTTTGGTCTCGGCGGGTCGTTAGCCAACGCCTTCAGCGAACAGCCATCCTCGGGCCAAGATACCGTCAGGGCCTACGATGCTATCCGCACCATTACTGTTGACGAGGCGGGCGGCAAATTCAGCGTCAGCGAGTCGTGGACCATCGTTGATTTGGCCAAGGCGAACGCCGATCTATTTGGAGCCTTGTCTGGCAGCAATTACATTCCAGCTTTGGAAGAGTTCAATATCAGCATTAAGGATTCTGCGGAATCCACGCTGAAAACGATCTCAATCGACGGCACGATTACTGCTTTGCGGACCAGCAGGACAGGGGCGTTTGAACAGCCAGAAACCAAATATGTTCACGCCAAAAGCAAATGGGATTTGCTAGCCGCCAACAACTACAAGCTAGTTCGTGATCGAGTAGTGGCGGTTTTGGGTTCCGAGTACCTTTCAAACAAGCCAGCCCAAGTAACCATCGGCCACAACAAGGTGGCTGGCACGATCACCTACAATGTCGAGTTCAACAACAAGTACCGCCCACCTGTGTTTGTTGACGCCAAGTTCTTTGAGGTCAGCTTCACAGACAATGGTGGCGGGCCGCTTTTTGCCGCAATCGATGTCTTGGGTCGAGTCGATGGAGCTAACCCCCTCGGCAAGGGGCCTATTTATCAGAACTTGATGAATATCACCAAGACGACCCGCGACATCAACATGGAAGTGGTGGTGGGCACGATCAATCAGTTGGACGGGCGCCCGTTGAAGCCGAGCAGGGAAGACGCTTTCTTGGCGCTTGCTCAACTGAACATCATCCCCAACACAGCCATTTACCCAAAGTTATTCATCGAAAAGATAACCGATGGATTCAACTACACGACTGGCCGCTACAACTTCAGTGTGACCTATGCCTACGGAAAGTGACTTCCAATACCTTGTTCCGCAAATCACACACGGTTCCAATAACCGGACCTTGTTGGGATTTTATGTTCAACAAGCTAGCAGCAGCGTCTCTTGGGGAGATAACGGAAGTTCTCTAAATATATCTCTTGTTAAAGAAAATTCTGATTTTAATTATTCTTACAATGACTTCCCCTGCCAGGTTGGCCATCCCTTGCGTTTTCGCTTGGGCGGTTATTTTTTCGGCGGCATCCTGTCCAAGGTCACACAGAAAAAACAGGTTTCGGGTCTTGGCTACGATATCGTCGTGGTGGACCCCCGAGAAATCTTGCAAGCCACACAAGTAATCATTGGTCAATATGTCGGGGCGATTCCGGTAGGCGTCACCAATGTCATCAACGCCTATGGTTTTTGGGAGAATGTCGGTTTTGGTTTTTCAGGCTCCGATGAAATCGGCATGCCGTGGATCACTTTCTTCAGGGCTGTGCTGTCAATCTGCAACCAGCCTCTGACAACACCGTTCGGTGGGCCGATGCGGTGGGGTCTGCCGACACGCGAATTCCCTGATGGCGTTTATTATTCGCTTGATCTGAGCGAACTTCCCATACCCGACCCCTATTATCGCATCGAAGGCAACTCGGTAGTCAGCCTGTATGATGTCATCAACAAGGTCTGTCAAGATGCCGGGTTTGATTTTGTCGTTGAATTAGTCGGCTACACGATCAAGATTCGTGTCATCGATCGAAGGTTTGCGCCCAGCCTAGGGACTATCGGAGCTATCGTCAATCAGCCAGGCTCCAATGCTACAGCCATCGAGCACGGCATTGAAATGGCGCAGGGTCACCAGACGGCGGCGATGCTGATCGGTGGTCCGTATGAGGGTATGTACGGAAAAGCAAACTATTGCTCTTTCTGGGGATACGACCAAAATAAGAATCCAATCCTTGGGCATCCCGGCTTCGTCATCCTCGCTCCTAAGTTGCCAGGCGAACCAGCCATCTCCTACCCTTGCGAGATGATGAATCTCTACGCTCAGGGTGTCGAGGATGTCATCGGGTCATCATATTATTTCTGCTCGACGCTTGAGCTTCAGTTCGCCATGGCTGGCATCGATAGCTGGATGGAATACATCGAGAAATACCGCCCAGATGTCTTCTTCGCCATGACCGGCTTTGAAAGCACCCGCGGGAATCAGGTCCTCTTGAGCGGCGTCAATACTGGCAGTCTGGTGCAAACCAACCCACAAGCCATCTTGGCCCGCGCTCTAGAGGCCACTTACGACAGATCAGAGGCGCGTCGGAGATTCTTCAGTTGGTTGTCTGGGGTGGCCAACCAGCATCTTGGCAAGGAGTTCATCGTCAGCCTTGGCATTTCTGCGTCGACGCTCGACGCCAATGTGCCGTTCAAAGCCGACCTGCGCCCCAATATCCGTTACGAGTTCGATATCGCCAGAAGCGCCTTCATGGAGGCTGAAGGCGCCCCCTTTGGTTTAAGCCCACTTTCCTGCACCTATTTTTCTGATGACCAGAGTCGTTTTGAGCCTTTCGTCGTCTACAACTATGCTCGACTGATTCAAACAAGAGCTTCCATCGACAATCCGCAGGATGTGGTCATGGATTCGCTGGGCGCCTATGTCAAGGCGTCGCTGGGCGAGAAGATTGAGGAAATGTATTATCCCTCAGTCACAACACCATACAGAACCAGCCAGTATATCGGCTATGTCCTTGCTGGTGCTGGCATGATTTATCTGGGTGGCCCATTGGTCAGGGTGACCGTTCAAACACCTATTTTTTCAAAGACTCTAGATCCATCCGGTGACCACAGCATTATCAGCAGGCTTCTGGGAACGCCAGCAAACCTCTACCAAACTAATGCTGAATCGTCAAAAACACGCATCCATCCACCCCCAGTTTATCCGTCTTTTTTTGTGGTTCCACTCAAAAGCAATCGCATCACCTACGGCCCTTACTGGGTTTATTCGGGTGTGCCTGGTCGGGTAAAGGTGGAGGTGGACAACGAGTTGGTGCCGAGCAACTTCGGTTCAATATATGTGATGAACCGGGTGGCCATGGCCAGACTTTTTGACGGATCAAGTCGCATGGCTTTGACGGAACACGGGAGAGTCACCCAGGTGGACTACCCAAAAGTTTCTCTGGGTCAGGCTCTTCAGGCCAGCGGTCCAGCCGTGACCTCAATTGAGATTTCCATCGGCACGGGTGGCGTCACGTCAACCTACGCTTTCCAGAATTACAGCCCGCGTTTCGGCGTTATTCCTAGGCAAACTATTGATCGAATGCGCAAGACCGGCCAACTCGGTCTTCAACTGCGCAGAAATCTCTACAAGCTGGCCATCGACCAGAACAAGGTTCGTCAGGGGGCGACCAGAGCCAGTGCCGGGGCGTTCTCTTTGTCTATGACCGCCGGGGCCTTTGACAAGTTCCATCGCGTGCAAACGCCGCACGAATGCATGGCTGGATTTGCCAGCGCCAACGGCAGTGCCGTGCGACTGGATGTGAAATCGGCCCCCTTGCATGAATTGATGTCGAACACGGACGCAGACAGCCCGGATGTCTACGCCAACAGGGCGATCACCAGCCAGGACGCCCTCTTCAGGCCGTATCGAACGCCGACAGTCAACGGCGGTGTCACGGTGAACCAGTATGGCTTGTCGTACAAATCCCTGCCCAGCACTTCCCTGTTGCCGAAGGTCGAGCTTCCTGTCAACATCTCCAGCACGACAACAGCAACCAGCCTGACTCCGACCGCCTACCCTGGACAGACAGACATCTCCATTGTCACCTATCAGCAGGCGAACGGATTGCCGTGCGAGATCAACAACTGGAATTCCGGTGCTGGCAACGGCGCTTTTGAAGGGCGCAGCATGGGGCTGCGCGGCCCCCTGATGGTGGTCGGCTACGGTCAGGATATCTATAATCCGGGCCAGATCGCCCCGGCCAATGTCGATCTCGCCTATCGATCTGACCAGCACAAAGCAGGACCGACCGACCTGTTGTGGGACGATATCCGCAAGGTCTGGTCTGGGGTGGGAGTTACCCGGGTTTACGTCTACGCAGCCGCAGCTTCCGGAACACCAGCTTCTGGCTATCCCTATGTCGGCAACTCTCTGGTCAATAAGGCGATCCCGGTTTACCCGGTCGGCTCCGGCCAGATCAAGGCTGGCTTTGCGCTGGCCCATTTTGTGCCCAATGAGGGCAAATGGTACAGCGGCGGCGGTGGCAACAGCTTTGACGCCAGCGACTACAAGCGCATCACGGTTGTCACCAATCTCGTTTGCCAGAGTGGCTTGCTCCAGGTCACCAAGAAGACCTACGACTTCCTGGGTGCCGTGGAGGTCGTCTGATGGAGATTGAGTACATCGATTGCGCCCCCTGCTGTCTGGGCTGTGATCGCGAAACCGACTACATCATCTATGTCTGCAACAGCAATGCAGCCACCGACGACAACTACCGTTTGATCCTCAATGGCAAGAACATGGGTGACATCATCCTCAATTCCAACAACTGCATAGGCAAGTTTTTCCGCACCAACCCCACCATCGAGCCGACCATCGACCTGCTGGAGCCAGGTATTTCCTGCTGTGGCAACGATGCCGAGAACGGCACACCCAAAGGTATGACCAGAGTGACCCTCAATCCTGGCGATCTACTGGAAGGCAGGACCAACACGTTGGTGATGCAAAACATCCAGAACAACAACAACGGCAACTTCGGCAATGTGGTCGTGGCTGGAGTTTACTTTGACGAAGAACAGCAAAAATGGGTCATGTGTCGCCGTTTTTTGAACACAGTCTATTCTGGCGGTAGCGGAGCGAGTTTCAGTTTCACCTTTGAGATGCCGGACTACTCATGAATTGCCCCTGCCAACCCAATGTGCCGTGCAGCCAAGGAAAAGGTTATGTCCTCTCCGAGGCAGAATACCGCGTTTGCAACGGGGAGGGCGTCACCCCAGAAGAACGCATCGCTTTCATCAAGGATTTGTGTACCGGCAAACTGATGTGGGACAAGGAGAACAAACTGCCCAGCCTGCTCCAGCAGGGGGTCAATTTCGTTGCGGCCCTCGCTCAACATGTCGCCGGAGGTTTGCAATCAGCTGATAGCGAGACATATCAAAAGAGGATGGCAATCTGCAAAACCTGCCCCAAACTCCGGCCCGATAACCGCTGTTCAGGCTGTGGGTGCTATATGAACCTGAAGGCGTCCTGGGATGAGCAGAAGTGTCCGGACGGCAAGTGGTGACGGTGTAATTTCTGAAGGAGGTACTAGACCATGCCAGCGTCGCTTTCGTTTTATGCAGGACAGTTTGAGGACGGCGGCACGTTCTCAACGTTCCAAATAGCCAGTCTGGCTGGCTCAGGTCTTGGTTTCTATGGCGGCGGGTTCGGTATGTCCGTACCGGTCGGCGAAGCGCAGGACAAAACCTTCATCACCAACTCGACGGGCACCAGCCAAGGCCCCGAAGCTTGGAATGTCAAATACGCCAACGCAGGAAGTGGCTTGGTGGGACGAGGCACTTCTGCCATTCCCCTCCGAGCTATACCCAACTGGCAAAGCAGCCTGAATGTGCGTTTTACCGCTGACTCGGCGGTCAAGACGCAGAATGTCAAGGCCTACATTTACGACAGAGTTTTGCCAACCAACCCCGCTTCCGGTGTAACCACTTATCTAGCCGAAATTATTCATCCCGTGACCGTGCAGGATTCAGGAAATCCAACGGGTTCGGGTTCGACAGCCTGGGAGGTCTTCACGACCGCCAACCAGGCCAATCCGGCGCAGCGTGAGCCAGTTACATTGACCGCTTCGCCAGGAACCTCGGGACTGCGTCCGTCGGGTGCAAACACGACAGATGTGCGTCACGACTGGTATCTGGCGTTGTCGGCATCACCGGACGGGATCGGAAGCAAACAGTTCGGACTCTGGGTCCAACTGGAATACCTCTGATCGATCCCCTCCTACCGCAGCGAGAAGACCCGCCCAAAACGGCGGGTCTTTTCGTTTAACCAAACCCTCCTTGGCGTGCATACAACCATATGACGAGGAGGATGTATGGCGGAACCACTTCTGACTATCGGCATGGCGACCTACGACGACTACGATGGGGTGTACTTCACCCTGCAAGCGTTGCGGGCCTATCACGATCTGAACGATGTCGAGTTGCTGGTGGTGGACAATCTGCCCAATGGCTGTCCCCACACCAAGAGTGCCGCCGAATGGGCCAAGGCCCGCTACCTGCACAGGGGCCACGCTACTGGCACCTCCCTGCCGCGCCAACTGGTCTTTGAAGAGGCACAGGGCGAGTGGGTGATGTGTGTGGATAGCCATGTCTTGCTCACGCAAGGGGTTGTGTCCAAGGTCAAGGAGTTCATCCGTTCAGGCAAGGCCGGGAGGAAGAACCTCTATCAAGGCCCGTTGTTGTACGACGACCACATCAACATGGCCACGCACTTCGACCCAGTCTGGCGCGACTCCATGTATGGCACTTGGGCGACCGACGAAAGAGTGAAGCTCGGTGAGCCGTTCCCGATCCCCATGCAGGGCCTCGGCCAGTTCATGATGTGCAAGGAAGAGTGGCCAGGCTTCTCCACCCTATTCAGAGGCTTCGGGGGTGAGGAGGGGTATATACATGCCAAGGTCCGCAAGTTCGGCGGCGAGGCGATGTGTGTCCCCTGGATGACTTGGCTGCACCGGTTCGGCCGACCCAAGGGTGTTCCCTATCGCCTGTTTTTGGAAGACAGAATCTTCAACTATGTCGTTGGTCGCCGTGAACTCGGCCTGCCCTACGAGGATGTGGTTGAACATTTTCGTCCCAAAGTGCCCGAGGCCAACTTCAACAATGTGCTTGCGGAAGCCGAAGCTCTTGACCCAAACCAAGGTGTTTTTCCTGAACGCTTTCGCACCATCAAAACAGTTCGGCGGACCCTCCCCTGTTTCCATCGGAGCACCACTCCGATCGACACCGGGGACTGCAACTGCCCGCTCAAGTTTGTGTACAAGTGCGAACTTCACGAGAAATGCCGACCGTTCAGGGACTACGGCGATGGGATTCGCTGCTGTCAAAACTGCAACGACTACGAGGAAGTCTGATGCGACTGGAAGACTTCCCCAAGGACATTCGAGACGCCGTGGAAATGGCGGGATGGGCGGCTGCTGACGCTTTCCTGTCGACGCTCGAAGAAAGACTGCCCTTCTGTGAGTGGGGCGGATATCAACCCGAGATTGGCCCTCTGGTTGCTGGCCTGATGCGTAACTTGCGTGGCGCCCTAGCCGGTGGGCCGATCAAAGGTGAAGTGACTGATGAACGAACGAGGATTCAACCATGACAGGTCCAGAAGAAATCGATATTACTCCGGCCCTCGAATCTCCGACCCCGGAGTTTACGGCCACGACAGACCAGAGCGTGTTGATCGACCCGCGAGTCTTTTTGCCGTTCCAGGTCGTCGCCCACCCCATCGATTTGGTGGTGGTCGAGACCGAGCTTCCTAGCCCGCCAGCGGCAGAATAAAAAAAGAGCGGGGGGCAACACACCCCCCGCCCCCTTCAAGGGAATCCCGCCAAGGTTCCCTAGTCCTTCTGTTCGCCTCGGTACCTACTCCACCCGTTGTGTGGGCCGTAGGTGCCGTTTTCCCGGTCTGGCTGGCCGTCTTTGTCCAGCTTCCGCACCGGGAACAGGCCGCTACCATCCTGGTATTGCCCGAAAGCCAGCTTCGCCCGGCATTTCGGATTGTTGCAGCAGATTTCAAAATACTCGTACTCAACCTTGCCCTTGGTCACCCGGCGAACACGGGGGGCGATGCGATCCTCACCGCAGGCACCGCAACGATGATCCCCGAAAACCTCGTGGGTGGCGGCAATTTGACGGAACAGTTCTTTGACATCGGTGGCATCAATTTCAATCGTGCCGTGCGCTGTCGGGATGTGGGCTTTCATGGTTACTCCGTGGTCTTGTTGCTGTTTTTCCAGCTAGCATCGTACCCCTTGAATTTGGGGTCGATTTTAGCTCTGTCCCTCTGAAGCTCGTTCAGATGCGCAATGATGAGTACGGCAGACTTGTGGGGGATATCCTCCAGCTTGCCGTTCCACTTGAATGATTTGGATGATCCCAGGTAGGCGTCGATGTTGATATCGTTGCGTTCACACAGGGTCTTGATGAAGGAATGCTGCATCTCGGTGGACTTGCCGCCGTTGCTCAAATCCACATCGTGGAACAGGGCCGAAGGCTCCTCGGCGGTCAGCACCCGACGCAGACGCAAAGCCTTGCGCAAGGCCCGCCCCTCGGCGCGTGTTTCAGCCATCGCCGTGGCGAACTTGGAGAACATCCCGTCGGTGTTGCCCGAGTTGACATCGGCCGCAGCGGTGAAAGTCACCTCCCGGTCGGTGTGGATGGAATGGTAGGTGTAGCTGAATTCAGCCACAGCCGTCATGCCGTTGTCGGGAGCGGGGGACTGGACGATCCGCACAGTCGATTTCAGGGTCGGCCCCAAAACCAACTCTGCTACCCGGCGCAGGCCATCGCAGGTCGGACGGCCTTCAGGGGACAGTTCGTCTGGGGACAGTTTGGACAACACATACTCGGTCCAGTCCGGGTCGGTCGGACAGTGTTCCTTGTACAGATCAGCATCGAAGTTGGGCTTGTCCACCACTTCCTGGCCAACCTGGGTTACCAGAACATCGCTGTTGAACTGGATGCCGTCCTCGACCACCACAGGGGTGTCCAGAGAGACCGTGTCCAGAACGCTTTCGCCGTCCAAATCCGCAACGGAAACGGGTTTCTTCTTAGCCATCGACCGCCACCTCAATCTCATGATATGACCCCACCCCGGGGTCGGTCTTCGCCAATTCTATGATGCTCAACAACTTTTGTAAAGTGTGCTTCATACGAATTTCAGAAGGACTTCCCTTAGTGTCTTTGATAATGATCACTAGGAAATTACTTCCGACGAGCATCCCTACCTTCTTCGCATCAGAGGCTGCTCTTTTTTCATAATAATCATCCCCCCAGATCGGTTTGTAGTGGGAAGGACCGTTGACTTCGATCGCTATCCCCTTGAAGGAACCCACTTTACGGCTAACAACCATGTCGATATGCTGGCGATCCAGCTGGACATGAAAATCCACCGGATACCTGGCCTGGGTCAGACCGCGGATCAGGTACTTTTCCAAACGGCTACCGGTGTCAGCGGCGACACGCACAGCGTCCAGGGCTTTTTTCTGCAAGGATTCCCGACGCCCTTCGTCCATGGTCTCCCATTGCTTTTTGGAGATTTCCGAGCGGCGCTTCCGTTCCTCCTCCGACATCGACCCCCACTGCTCGGCCATCCTCTCGCCAATCTGGGCCTTGCGCTCAGGAGACAGTTTCTTGCCCTTGGTCGGGTGTTCCTGGCGACCCTGCTCCAGGGCGACCAACTGGGCTTCCGAGCGGCTGCGGACGGGGATGCCGAACTTGTTCAGTGCCCGACGAACCCGGTTGGGGTAAGTCCCAAGCTCCTCGGCAATCTCGTGGGTTGACCGTTGCTTGTTGACGTATTCTTCCACGAGATACTCGTAGGTCATGGACATAGCAGCCTCTCAATCTGATCTGCGCTGAAATCTTCGACGATATGGTTCACGGTTTTTCCCCAGGTGTTTTCAAGAATGCGCCTGTGGTGGCTTGATCTTGCGACTAGGGGGGTTGCTGTGTACATGGGATGCAAGTCTCGCCAGGCAAACGACTCGCCATTGAGCCATTCCATGTCCCAGGCATAAAACCAGAGTTCCCGCTTGATTGGCGAACTCACGGCCAAAGCCAAGCTTGAAAGTGTCGTGACAATGAGTGGTCCCGGTTGTGTGTAGGCGTAGGCGGCGTCAAAGACTGGAAAATGGGGTCTGGAAGGCGGCGACCCCTTGTCTTCCACAAAGACATGGACTTCATGGCCCTTGCGCACGAGTTCGTTGCCACAATGGACGAGAGCCAGGGCTTGGTGGGACGAAGCCAATGTCGGGACAAGGAATTGGACTTTCATGGCTTCAGCGCAGCCCTCAGGCCTGCCCCTTGATAGCTGATCTGGAAAGGCAGCTTCTCCACGCCGACCATGCTTGAAATCGACGCGTGCCATTCTGGGGAGGCAAGACAAAACAGCGTATTGTCGCCACACCAGACGCAACCCCAGGCACCATGCATTCTGGCGTCGGCGTAAGCGCGGATGATCTCTGCCGGAGCCTCCTCGCGGATGAGTTTCCAGGATTGCTCCAGCACATCCCCGGCCTTTTCCCAGTCGCCCGCAGCCATGTTCTTGACCAGCATGCCTGCCATGATCGTCAGGCTGGTGGCGTGTCTGGGATCATATGGTCTTTGCCACTCGTTTGCGTTGCCGTCCACGCGCAGCAGAATGCCGTTTTTCTCCAGCCCTTCGCCAAAGGGCAAGACAAACGGGCCGTTCACACCGATGCTGTCCTTGGCCAGAGAAACCAACCCGCCAGCCCGCGCACAGATTTCATCGATGCTTTCGGATATGTCCACCTTGCCGGGATACCACCCGTCATCCTGCAAGATTTTTGTCGAGAGGTTGCAGGACAAATCCTGGCTGAGATGCGCGTCCGGGAAGTCCTGGAAACATTGAACCCGTTCCTTGTGTCGAACCGCCCAGACGCCGGATCGGAGAGCCACCTTGATGGTGTGAATCTCACCGTTGACGACACCGCATTGATCGGTGCCCACCAAGGTCAACACATAGGGCGAAAATGCGATTCTCATTTTGACCAGCTCCCGCGCCCCATGGTTAGGTTTTTTGTGGCCTTCACATCCTTGTTGGTGAATTCCCAGATTTCTCCGGACTCGTAAAGGATGACCGCAAACAACTTTTCTGTCTCCGGCCCGTAGTCTGTGACAAGCCAGACGCGCCCTTTACCCTTTGGGGTTTCCACTTCCAGAGACTGTTTTGGCTCAAGAATAAACATTTTCGTATGTGATCCTCGAGTCTCGCTGACAGAGTTGGATATAGAGTTCTTTGTCTTCCGACCATTCTTTGCCGGTCCAAAACTGAAAGCCTTCGTGGTTTGACTTGTAGAGACTGGCATTCTCGTAACCTCCCATGACGTAATACCAGCGGCAGCCGTTTGACCGGGCAAGCGTGGCTTCGACATATGTACTAACCGAGCCAAGGGAGAGCTTGGGGTCGGCGTAGTCCCAGGCGAACTGGAGACCGACAAAGGAGCGGGGATAACTCAGATAGGCCAGGAAGGCGACCGCCCTGCCGTCTGCCTTGTAAGTCAGCCAGGAAAACTCCCGGTTTTCTGCCAATTCGGCGAACACATGCCCGCTGTCAAACTGGTGGTGGGCCAGATAGCCAGACACGATACGCCCGTAGTCATCCTCGTTGGGCTTTTCCTCGTGCCAGCTGACGGTCTTGATGGCCTTGCGAAAGCTTTTCTCGACCGTGCGCCCGAAGGTCATGCGCTCCAGATCGTAACGGACGGAGCGGGCCGGGAACCACTTGCCAGCCCACGGCAGGAATCCCGCCTCCAGCATCTGGTCGTGAGATTCCCACTCCCGGACAACCCAGCAGGGGGCGTGAATGAGATCGTGCTGGGTGATCTTGCCCCAGCCCTCGACATGGTCAAACTCGATCTTCATCGGGAGGAAAACAAGGGGTGTCGGTGCTGGACAGGATGGGGATGTCTTCAGGAAGAGCCTGGCCAAGCGACACAGGTGGTCCGTCCATCAGAAAAACCTGAGCGTCGACAAAAGGAAGGTCAGCCACGCCACCCAGCGATTCTGCCTTACCGACCACGCAGTAAGGAAGCTGGTCAACCTGAACCTCCTGGATCTGATGCGGCATCTTCAGGCAGTTTTGGCGGTAACCTTCCGGGAACCAGTAGCTGTACGGGTCATATTCCAGCAGCATGCCATCTGTCTTGTAGACGCACGCCCTGCCGGATGTGGCCGACTCAAGGGCTGAAAAAGCCTCGCCGGTCATCAGCAGGCGATGACTCATGAAGACAGGATGTTCGGACTTGGCGAGGTGGGCAACGGCCAAATAGCCGGCTGTCCCTTCCGGACACAATCCGATTTTCCAGAAGAAACGCGAGCTGAACGCCTTGAGTATTGGCAGCACCTCTCTGGGTTTGCCGTCCCACGGCACGATGACTTCCGTGTCAGGCGAGGGTCGATAGGCCGCAACCATGGACAGGCATCGGCACAACACATCCAGATTGTGTGGCTTGTCAAGGATGAGACTCAGCATGTGATCATGGTCCTCAGGAGGGTTTGCGCTGCATCAACTGGATTGTTGGCCGAGAACAGATCGGCAAGATAGCCGTTGATTCTCTCCTTGGAGCCACTTTCGTGGATGATCTCAAGCATTAGCTCGATGTAGCCGTCCGGCTTACCGCCGTAGGGCAATAGCTTCTCGTCCCCGACAACCATCGGCACCGCCCCGGCCCGCACGATCTCGTACATCTTGCGGATGTCGGCCGCCTCGTCGGCATACATCGGACAAATCACGGTCGATGCGATGGCGGCAATCCTCTCCTGCTGGTTGAGGCTGCCAGCGTAATAGGGCACCGGCCAGGGTTTGTCGCTGTGGATTCTGGCAACGACACCCTGTTTTTCAAAAAGCGGCATGAAGAAAGCGTCGAACCCGGGCCTGTACTCGTCCAGGAACAGAATGTCGGTCGCCATCTCATCCCGGTAAGGAGTTTCGGCGAGTGGCAGATACGGCCAGGGGATGTGGGGCAGGTCGCCCTTCCCCTCGTCGGCGGCGAACAGAAAGACATTCGGCGGAACCTTGTCGAAAAAAGTGGTGTCATCCTGCCACAGGGCCATTTGTGCATTGCCTGCTGAACGCTGAACAGCTGGTGTGTAAGAGGATGTCGGGCCGATGAACAAGTCTGGCTTTTGTCTTCCGAACGCCTGATAGGCTGGCATCTTTTCCGGAGACCACATCGCCACATCATGTTTCAGCATGGCAAAACCGTGGGCCAAAGCACCGCTGCCAACACCGTTGTCGTCGTTGACTATCAAGACATTCATGCGACCACTCCTTTCCGACGCAGTTTGCTGACCATACTTTTGGCCCTGTCGATGTCCTGGGTGCTGTCGATCTCAACGAGATAGGATTTTTTGGGATAGGCTGGCGAAATCACGCCACCAGCGTCGATGACGCCGTTCAACACTTCGTAAGCAAACCATCGTGCGCATTGATCCCTCGACGCTATCCTGCGGTAAAGATCAAGTTCTTTGTCCCCAAGCGCCACAGCCTGGCCCCACTTGGGCCAGACGCCGTAACTAAAATGACAGATTCGTCCCTGGTCGATATTGCAGCCGACTTCGGAGGAACGGTGATTGTGGTTTTCGTCGATGACGGCGACAGAACCCTCGTTGGGTACGCTGGATAAAAACTCAGGGCCAAAAACGAGGTCGCCGCACATGAGCACGGCTCTGCGCGTCGGACACTCAGCAATTCCCATCAACAATGAGCGGGCTACATTGGTCTGCTCGTGATCCGCATTTTCTACCCAGCGAACATCTTTGGGCAGGGTCTTGATCACCCTTTCCTTTTGGTAGCCGACCACCACGATCAATTCGGCATTCGGCATGGCTCTTCTCGCCAGCGCAAGCTGTCTGCTGAGAACGGTCTCGCCACCGCCAATATCGATGAGAGCCTTAGGCCCCCTGGCTTTCATGCGACGACCGGCTCCAGCGGCCGATATTACGACAACAAGCTCTGACAATGTCGCTCCCTGATGGTTCGGAGTTGTTGGGCGTAGAAGTCAGGCTTGGTTCGGCGCGAAAGCTGGTAATCGCCCTCGTTCACATCCATCATCGCCTCCGGCAAATGAAGGATGACTCGGTTCCTTGCTATCCTCATCCACAATTCATAATCTTCCGCTGGAGGCATCGATTCGTCATACAGTCCGGTTTCGTTCAAAGCAGACTTCCTTATCACGCAGGCTGAATGCACCATGTTGTCAAAAGCCAGTTCGCGTTTTACGAAAGATTTTTTGCAGTGACGAAAATGAACACCATTGCGCACATGGTAATAGTCCGTATAAATCGCACCGGCTGATTCTCCGTATTTTTCCAGTAGTTGCACGCAGGCACCGAGTCTTCCGCTCAGGAATCTGTCGTCGGCGTCTAGGACGGCAAAGTAGTCCGTCTGATCCCAGGCTACGCGCATGGCCCAGTTGCGGGCTGCGGCAGGGCCGCGGGATTCGTGGGCCGAGAACAAACGAACCTGCACGCCATCAATATGGCCGACCAGAGATGGCACCCCAGCATGATCCTGCTCGGTCGCATCGGACAATTTGCGAAAGACAACGCTCACGGAGTCATCGGTTGACCCGTCGTCGACAACGATGATGCGGCCAGGCTTCTCGGAAGCGGCAGAGTCAAGTGCTTCTGCCAAAAAATGACCGTAGTTGTGGTTGGCGATGACAACCGACACCCGGTCAAGCGACATGGGGAACCTCCCCGTCAAGGATCAGATACTGCGAGTTCTGGCTTTTGGCGATGCGCTTGAGCTTCTCGGCAACGCTGGCGATCTTTTCCTCGGTTCCTTCCCAGACCACCTCGTGGAAGCCTCCGACCATGTTGAAGGCCATGGTCTGGACGAGCATGCCGTGAATCTTGCCAGGATCGACTAGCACAACCCGCTGGTTCTGTTCGTTGATCAGATGATCCAGATCGGCTAGGTAGCAGTTTTCCAGATGTTGTCCCGCTTCGGCGAACAGGATGAACACGGACTTCAGGTTGTTGCCGGCCCCTTCCTGTAGGGCGTCCGTCTCGGTGTACGAGGCGTCCATGACAAAACGCAACGAATACTGGTAGGACAGGTCAAGGTCGCGCAGGGTTGACAAGACATCCTTTGGTTTGACAACGGAGCGCGGGGTGATGACGAAAACGGCCTCGGTGGGCTTGAGGGTCTGCTGTTCCAGCATCTCGGCGGTTCGGGCGACATCAGACAGTTCGCCCTTCTCGCACGAGACAATTGCGGCGACAGCCAGCGTTCGCTCCTTGCGGGCTTCGGCGATCGCCTGGTCGTGATTCAGTTCGCTCATCCAGTCTGCCGGACGGAACATCGGGCAGAAGCAATCGATCGTCCTGTACGAGTCGGCGCCAGCAACATTCTCCAGTTCGACCCTGCCCTGCTCCTGGAAACGCTTGAGCATGCTGGTCCAACATCCGGTCTGATTGCCACCCACATCCTTGATGGCGAACCGGCAATTATGGCACGATGTACTAATCACGGACTGCCTCCACATAGCTCATGAAGTCTTTTACATACGAACGCACAAGGGTCGTGCCCATCAGCGAGAGCATCGACTTCAACTCGGGCAGTGTGCCAGCACTCTGGCGACGCTGACCGCTGCTCCCAAAGACCAGCTGGCTGAAGCTGTCGGTTTCGCCCAACATGACATGGCGACAAACCTCGACGATTTCTCGGGTGCCGACAAGGATCACGCCGCCACGACTGAGCCTGGAAACCCAATGGCCCAGCAAGCGATGCCGGAATTCACCGGGATAGAAATCCAAGACATCAGCGGCGACGATCTCAAGGGCCTCGCCTTCCTCGGCATGCCTGGACAGATCGGCTGGATTGCCTGGATTCTCTTGGCTAAACGGGTCGATATGGACAAATCCAGGCAGGCTCATCTTTGAGTCGCCCACACTCAAGCGCAACTTGACCATTGTTTCCTCCACCACGGGGCGTCTACGGCCAGACGCAGGGCCTGGCTCCACTTCTCCACAAAAACATCCAGGTTGTGACGGCCAACAGCCCTTTCCCTGGCTGCTGCGCCGATCATCTCGCAATAGGACGGATTCGCCAGCAGTCTTTTGACGGTGGCGTTCATCTCCTCTGGACTGTCGACGAGAAAACCATTCACGCCATGCTCAATGGCTTCCTCGATAGCGGTCGCACGGTAGGCCACCACACAACAACCGGAGGCCATGGCCTCAAGGACGGTCGTGGGCAGGGAACTGTTGGTGGCAGTACAGAGAAACAACAACGAACTGCGGTAGGCATCAGCCAACTCTTCGACGTTGGCGGCTGCTTTGGACAGGCCTGGCGTGTCGCCCAGCACACGGACGGGAAGGTCTTTCGTGGCCAGTTTCCAGAAACTGAAGCCGCAGACATAATCACGCTTGATCCAGTCGTTGACCACGCTCAGGCAAACCGGATCTCGGCTGCCACCATCCCGCGGCCGGAACAAATCCGTGTCGATGGCGTTGTAGATCACGAAATCGTCCTCGCACCCACCCCAGGCTTTCAGCTGGTGTTGGGTGATGAAGACATTCACATCGCCCGATTTGGCCTTGGCGAAGCGAACTTGCTCAGGAGACCAAGTCTCGTCGGGCAGACAATGTTCCAGGCGCAGCAACGGGACACCCAAATGCGTCGCAGCCTGCAAAGCCCGGTCGTACTGGCTGAGATGGTGCGTGATCACGAGGTCTATGTCTATGCCGACAGGAACATTTGGCGTCGACGGATGGAAGGGCAGCAGGATGTGGTTGGCTGGCATGGGCGCATATTGGCGCATCCACGGCTTGGCGTTTTCATCATTCCACAGGAAAAAATTGGCGTCCACCCCGCCCCAAGCACTTTGGTACCGCTCGTGGGTAACAAAAGTGAGGACATTGATCCTGTCAGTCTTGCGGACGGCAGATTTTAGGATGCTGGCAATGTCTGGCATGGATAAGACCCGTTGAAACGGCCCGGATGGCCGTCGCTAACGATCTTACCCATGCCGCACAGGGGTCAGTCTCCCAAACGCTCAAGGATATGGCGAATTAAGCCATGGCGCTGAACATCTTCTGGCCCCAGAGTGACCTTGGCGATGTCAGGATGACCTAACTTTTCCCACACCCAGATGAGCGGATTGCCTTCAGAGTGGGGCAAGTCTGTCTGGGTAACGTCTCCGCAAACGATGACCTTGGAATTCTCACCAAAACGGGTGAGAAACATTTTCATCTGGCGACGGGTCACATTCTGGGCCTCGTCCAGAATGATCACCGAGTTGTGGAATGTTCGACCGCGCATCGTTTCCAGGGGGACCACCTCAATGGTCTCCTTGTTCCGGCAGTGCTTGAGGAATCCCGGGTCGAGAAAATCCCCGAAGGCATCAAACATGGGGGCCATGAAAGGGTCGGTCTTTTCACCCAAAGTGCCAGGCAGGGCGCCCAGCCTTTGACCGCACTCAACGATGGGTCGGGTCAGAATGACCTTTTCGATCTTGTTCTCGTGGAGCCAGTTGGCGGCGAGACCGCAGGGGATGTAGGTTTTACCGCAACCAGCCGGGCCAGTGCAGATAGTCAGAGTGCAGGCCTCAATATTGTTGATGTAGTTCTGTTGGTTGGGCGTCCTGGCCTTGATCTTCTTAACAGGCTTCTTAGCATCAAACCGTTTTTCAACATCGGCGTCCCTAACTTGTTGCCACGGAATCAGTTCTGGGTCATTATCATCTTCAAGAAAATCGGTCCACAGCTTGTTTTTGCGTCGCATGGTCAAGAGCCTCCAGGAAGGTCTTGCCGACCTTCAGGGGGATGAATTGGTACGCCACTTCCAGACCGAGCGAAGCTTTCGCTTGACGCTGGTCATCCTCCCTGTAAGCCCTTCGCATCGCATGGGACAGATCCTTGGTAAAAGGAACCTCCCATTGTTCGTCGCCACGGTAAAGCTCGGCTGACTCGTCCTGACCGCCCGAGCATGGCTCGTCGTAGACGGGAACGAGATAGCCGGTCTCATCCGAGATATAGGAGCGATAGGTTCCGGTGTCTGGCACAACCGGAGTCCTGCCCATCGCCATTGCGTCAAAGGCCGGATAAGACCAGGCTTCACCACAAGAGGCCTGGACAAAACATGATCCGTGAGCATGAAGACCCATCAGCTGATCTTCTGTCAACCGTTCCGTGATCACGACTATTTCTGGAAGATAAGGCAGTTTCATGCCCTGTCCGATCTCGCGCATCATCGATTGGACATGGCGCGGATCGCCGTTTGTCTTGATGACGAGCACGACATTTTCGGTCGGCAGAAACTCGCTGTAATAGGCCTTGATCAACCCACCCAAATTTTTGCGTCGGACATTCTCGCCGATCGTGTAGAAGACAAACTTCTTCTCGTTGACGTACTGTCGAATGAAATCCGGAACCGGATACTTTTTCAGATAGCGATGGACATCGCTGGGTAGGGGCAGGCTGATGGTCGGCTTGTTCACCCGACTGTTGGAGCAAGCTTTCGTTGAGATTCCTGGTGTCGTGACAACCACATCCATCATGTTCAGGTGCAAATCCCACCCTGCGCTGGTGAACCTGCTAGCCTCGTAGTAAAAATTGGCCACATTCAGACCGAGCCTGCGGTCAAACTTCATGATGGGCGGCAGGGTGTGCTGAATGACCGCATCAAACCTGGCGGGCATAGCGCGTTCTTCCAGCCCGTAGATTTTCTCATGGCAGGGGTGGGAGGCACCGTTGAAGGTGATTGGCCGACAAATAACTCTGGCTCCAGCCTCCTCTAACGCAATGGCTGTCTCGCAACAGGCCCTGGCATAACCCGTTCCGTCATGAAAATTGCCAATGTAGAGGATGTCGTTCATGATGCCCGCATTTCCTCCCAAAACTCAATCCTGTGACGTTCGGCACACAGTTGTTCCCAAGCATGTTCCCGGTTGAAAGCTCCCAGCTTGCCACCCGGGCCAAAACTTGTGTATTGAGAGGGGACAAAAGTGGTATCACAATAACCACGAGAAAGATCCCGCAGCATCCTTTGGGCTAGGTATCCGGCCTGAGCAGAAGAGATTCCCAGGGCTGAAACAAAAGCCTTGTCAACCCATTCTTTATTTGATAGATATTCTTCTGGTTTAGATAAATTAGGCAATATTCTTTTATTATCTTGATAGCTTTTTGTTGGTTTTTGCAAGCTTGATATTGTATTTAGCCACACATTAGCTGCTTTTTCATAGCTGAATGTAGCACTAGCCATATCTCTATGTTTTTGACCAATCGCTCGACGCAATGCGGGCGGCGACGAGAAGAGGTTGGTCAGGGCGGACACCAAGGCATTGTTGTCCGGCAAAGCCATCATCCGTCCGGTTTCCAATTCGGGGAAAGCGCGTTGGACTGGGATGGTTTCGGCCCCGATAGCCGAGGCCACAGAAGACATGGCGGTGAAGTCAACCGAGACCACCGGGACACCACAACAGGCTGCTTCAACCTGCGGCATTCCGAAGCCCTCGCACACCGAGTATTGCACGAATACGTCCATGGATGAATACACCGGCCGCATGAACGACCTAGGAAGGCCGGAAGCCACGCCGGGGGTGGTTAATTCGCCACTTGCGCAGTACGGACAGTACCCGGCTGGCATCTGCCAGAGCAGGGCAGAGGCCCGATCGCACTTCTTGCAGGCGAATGTGAACAGGGTTCTGTGGGCAACACCGTGTCGCAGCAGGTACTTGGGCATGTCCCAGCCAACATCGGGCCAAGCCGTGTGGCAGTACAGGTAAAGTCGGTCGGCTATGTGGGATGGTGCCGTGTCCAGCAACTTCTTGAAACTTTCAAAAAGATCGGGGTACAGCTTGCGCCCCTGGTTGCGCATCACCGTGCCCACGACCAGGGCATCCTGCGGGATGTTCAGAGCCTCGCGGGATTCGTGCTGAGAGTGCGGGAAGAATACATCCGGCTCAGCTCCGGGGGAAGCGACCCCGGCCAGGTTTAGGCCGGGATACTGCTTCAGGACATTCAGGCCGTATTCCGAATAACACAGTACGGCATCGGCCTGATTCAATACCGAAATCCATTCGTCATCCTGAGGTTCGCCGTCGACGGGGTGCATGAACACCCAGCGATAGTAAGAACGCAGCGGCGAATAAGCAATGAACGCATCCTGCCAGGGGTCACGCAATGAGATAACAACATCCGGCTTGAAACGCAGGACGGTTTCCTCAAAGATCGTGGCCCCCAGCGCGGGATTGGACTGGTTGATGGCCAGAGGCGGATAGTTGTCCGTGTTCGTGGTCACGAAGAAAGCCGGCCACGGGCTTGACGCCCGCCTCGGATCACTTGGAACACCGTAACAAGCCAACTCCCCGATCTCATGACCGGCTGCTTTAAGCTTGTGGGCAATCTGGCTTGCGTATGTGGCATAGCCAGTCTGCAACCAAGTCGCCTCACCAACCAGAAGGATGCGTGCCATTGTTTTTCTCAGAAGGGGATTTCTTCGCCGTCAGCACCACTGGCAAAACCGACACCCTCGTCCTCGGCACCCACCCCGGCTGCTACGGCCTTATCCGATCTGGCTTCGGTGTTCTTGGCTCCCAGGAAGGTGAAGTTGTTCACCCGAAAACGCAAGGTCGAACGCTTGGTGCCACTCGACTTGTCAGTCCAGGTGTCGGTGCGTGCGGTCGCCTGGATGGCGATCTTCGACCCCTTCTTCATGTACTTGCTGATGGTGTCAGCGGATTTGTCCCAGGCTTCGCACTCAATGAATGCGACCTCCTCCTCTCCGTTGCGGTTCTTGCGGCCACCGTTGACAGCGATGGCAAATTTTGCCACGCGGTGTTCAGCCCCCACGCTCTGAAGCTCGGGGTCACGCACGAAGTTCCCAATGAAAATGCAATTGTTCACGAATTCACCTCATGACATCTGAAAAACCTTGCGCACGACCAACGAACCTTTCTTGGGGTCTCGTTCGCCCTGCACCAAAACCGTGTTCCCCTCAGACAGGAGATGCTTGTACTCCTCCCAAGGCTCAGAGAAACACACCACATCGTCCAGCATCCCGGACGAATCCGATAGAGAAAGGAAAGCCATCATGGTCCCTTTCTTTGTCTTAAACGACCTGACCCCTCTCACCTCAACGCCAAGGAGAAGAAATCCAGTCTTTCCAGCCAAGAATTCGCCGCAGGTCGTGTTTGCGTCACCCAGATCGCAACCGTCAACGCGAGAACAGGTCAGGGCGAACCCAAAGACCTGCTCTTCTGCCCAAGCCATCCAAGCCGGATGGTCGCTCAACGGGGTGGGTGGATTCTCCAGAAGGGTCGCCTGGCCATTCACCAGAGACCCGCGTTTCACATTGGCCACACCACCGCCTTCCTTCTTCGGTTTGGCCAACCGTCGAAGCACATCGACAAACGGCTCGTCTCCATTGCAGTTCTTCAGAATCCAGGCCTGCTCCTTCTTGGTGAGCGAGGCGACAACATCGATCTCGGCCAGCATTCGTTGCCGCTTGCGTCCCGCCCAATCCAGGGCGCCCGCCATGATCAGCTTGTGATTCACCGAAGGTGTTTCTGCGGCAACATGCACAAGCCATTCGACCCAAGTGAATTCGGTGGATTTCTTGCCCAAATCCTTCTCGGCTTTTTCCATAATCTCAAACAGCTTGTGTAGATTGGACTGTCCCAACCCCTTGATGTTTGACAGCCCGAAAAAGATATCGACGCCATCTGTCCAGAAAATCATCTGTTTGTGGCGGACATCGGGCGGAAACACGGTGATCCCGGCCCTGCGGGCATCCTCGACCAACTCCATGACTTCCTGATCCGGATCAACCTTGTCTTCGGCGTAGGCCAGCCACGAGGTATAGAACTGCACCGGGAAGTGGGACTTGAGATAGGCGGTGTCGTACCCAGTCAGCCCGTAGCTCATGCTGTGGGACTTGTTGAAAGAGTACCGTCCAGCCTTCTCGATCCAGCCCCAAACGGTCTCGGCCACATCCATGGAAACGACCTTGACCTTTTCTGCCCCCTCAAGGAAAAGCCGCTTGACCTCGGCCATTTCCTTCTGATCCTTCTTGCCGATGGCCTTGCGTAGCCTGTCGACATTTTTAAGATCGAAGCCAGCAAACTTTGCTCCAATCTGCATGGCTTGTTCTTGATAAACCAAAATCTGCTCAGTCGGCCCGAGTATTTCGTCTAGGGCGGGGTCGAACGAGTCAGCAGGCTCTTCTTTGTTGACGCGACGGCAGTAGTGTTCGGTCAGGCTGATGCCGTTCTCGTCTTTGGCGGCCAAACAGCCCGGGCGCAACAAAGCGCCCAAAGCCGAAAGGTGCTCGTCATTCCTGGGCCTGAGCTTTTTGGCCCAGGTTGCCCCCAGCCGGCTTTCCAGCTGGAAGACACCCTTGGTATTGCCAATCGACATGATGTCCCAGGCCAGATGACAATCCGGCAGCTTGGACACATCGACATCAAGCAGGGGAAGAGCGCCTTGGCGTGGCGAATCCCCGACTATCGGCCAGGAACAACCACAGGACATGTGATACTCGGCCATCAGATGATCACCGGGTTCTTGGCGCAAGCTCCACGGAACGGGATTTTGGCGGCATAATACCGATGCACTTTCAAAAAGCGGACGATCAATTCTGCCGTCTGTTTCGTGTCCACCATGGCCGAATGCGCCCCGTCCCGGCTCATCCCAAAATATCCGCGCAAGGTGTCCATCTTGCGATCGGGAAGCTCTTCGGAGTCATGAAACCAGAACTCCAGCAGATCCTCCAAGTCATAGACCTTCCGGCGATGGAACAGGTTTTGATCCCCGTTCTTGTCGGCAAAGCCGTACTTGGCGCAAAGACGATTGAAAATCGGCAGGTCAAAAGCGCGGATGTTTTTCCCGGCGGCAATGGGCGCCGTCGTGAAGCTGTTCCCCTTGGGATTGAACCGCTTGATGAAAGAACAGAAAGAACGCCAGACCGCTTCCTGCTCAGGCGCAGCCCTCAGCTGGTCACGCGTCTTGCCGTTGACGGCCAGAGCCTGGTCTTGCAGGAGGGAGAAATCGGTCGGCTTGCACAGGCTGTAGAATGTGCCATCCGGCACTACCGACAGAGTCCTGGGGTTGATGGCGACCGCAGCGATTTCGATTGGCTCGGTGGTTCTGATGTCCAAACCGCCCGTCTCAAAGTCAAAACAAATAATGATGTTGGTGGTCATTCGTCATCCCCCTCTTCGACTTCCTCGACCCAAAACCGCAGGACTTCGCCGTTGGACAGAATCTCGTGATTCAATGTGCAGGTTGGCGATTCAGCAGCGGCGATGAATGTGCCATCCAGCGTGATCTCCCCCCCGAATTTGATCAGGATCGCCTTGATGACATTGCCCATCTCCTCGGCCATGCGTTTCTTGGCCTCAGAAGCTTCAGCAAGGGCGTCCAACAAAGCCAGATTGTGTGCCACCATGCGCTTGGAAAGACCAACTTCTTCAGATTCTTCATCAAACACGGACAGACCCCCCCTTCAGCAAAGAAATAGCACCTTGCATCTTGTCGAGGGCTGCGACCCCCAAGATGTCAAACTTGACAAAGCCCATGGCTTCCAAGTCGGACATTTCCACACCGCAGATGCGACGGTTCGTAGACTTGTCAAATACCATAGGACAGCAGTCGGCCAACGATCTAGGCGCAATCACCACGCCAGCCGCATGTTTTGATTGATTTCGCTTAGTTCCTTCAAGACGGATAGCTTGGGCAAACTCTACGGCCAGAGGCCCTTCCAGTTGACCGCTGTCTCCGATGCGACACCAGGGAGCTAGTTCCTTGGCGTTGTTCTCCAAGGCCCACATCAAGATTGATGCTTCGCCTGTCTCCTCGCGCATTTCCTGAAGTTCATCAGAGATGGCTGCCTCGTCAGGAATATGGTCGGTAATCTTGTTGATTTCATCGAAAGTCCCCTTTTCATGCGCCCTTAAAACATCCTTGATGGCAGCACGCCCCTGTAGTCTAGAAAAAGTGACCATCTGGGCAACACGATCCTCGCCGTAGCGGTCGCGCATGTGTTGCACAACTTCATCGCGGTGCGAGATGGGGAAGTCGCAATCAATATCCGGCAGGCTCACGCGACCAGGCTGGTTGCGACCTGCGTTGTAAAAACGCTCAAACAGCAGGTTGTATTTGACGGGGTCAACATTGGTGATGCCGAGCAGGTAGCTGACCAGACATCCGGCACCAGAACCGCGTCCTTTGCCAACCAACCACCCCTGGCTCCTCGCCCAATCGCAATATTCAGACACGATCAGGAAGTAGGCAGACAACCCAGCCTCGGTGATAACCCCAAGCTCTTTCTTGACCCGATCGCCGTAGGCGACAAATTCAGGCGTGCCCTGAGCAGCGTGCTTCAATTTCTTTTTCCAGCCTTCACGACAAAGCTGACGCACATACTCGTCGGCACTCATGCCGTTGGGGCAGGCAAACTCAGGCAGCTGAGGTTTGGAAAGGATGTCATAATCCCCGCATAAATCGCTGATCTCCAGAGACGCATCAATTTCCTGAGGCGTGTGCAGGCCTTTCACCTCATCAAAATCTGGAATATGATAGCGATTAGACCTGAAGAAACCACCAAGAGAAACATCTTCTTGCTTGGATAATGCTGAGTGTATCGTAGGAAGAGTTGTTTGCATAGCAGAACAAAGCAGAACTCTTTGATCCGCAGCATCTTCGCTGGCTGGATAGTGGGCGTCTGGAGTAGCTAGCGTTTTAATGTTGTATTTCTTGGCAAAATGACGCAATGCCTTGACCGTCACGGCAGCGGCCGGAAGGTTGTCCTGATCGACAGCTTGGATCTCAATCCAAAAATTTTTGTCCCCGAACAGATTCCTGTATCGATTTGTAACTGCGAGAAGGCGCTTTTCCCAGTCGGAAGGCACCATTGCCCTGGCCTGCTCATATGTCTGGCAGCCATACGCAGCTTTGGGATTTTCAAACAAGGCATTGCAGAGGTCGCTACCAGGATGTCCAGAAAAAACGATGAACTTGCCGTCCGCATGTTTTGCCAGCAACTCCAAGTCCAGCCTAGGCTTGCGGTAAAAATGATTGGGGTCGTTCGAGTCGCTCGAGGCTTGAACGAGTCTCTTCCATCCCTCCTCGCCCTTTGCCAACACACACAGGTGCGACAGCGATCCATTCTCGGGGCGCTTGTCGTGTGCGGGTCCAGAACAAAGATAAAATTCCGACCCAAGGATCGGCTTGATATTTTTCTTGCGAAGGGCCTTGGAAAAAGCGGCGACGCCGGAAAGCGTGCCATGATCAGTAATCGCACAAGCCTTGTAGCCCAACTTCTCACATCTGCTAGCAATAGCATCAGGCTTGCTAAGCCCATCAAGCAAGCTATACATGCTGTGACAATGCAGCGGAACCCAACTCATTGACAACCCCCACCCCTGAAAGACAAAGACCAACCCCTACCCCTAAGCATCCCCGAAAAAATTATGGTAACGCACCGCATCCTTTAGCCACATATGAAAGGTGTCCATCTTGTCAAAATGACCGTTGACAGTCAGATGACCACGACTGTTGTATAACCTAGGGAAAAGAATAGCTGTTCCACCGTGCTCAAAAAAGCGTTTTGTGTTGACTTCGTAATCGTCTATCAGGATTTTGCCGTAACTGGCCATGAGGTGTTTGGAGGCGCCCACAACAAACCTACGCGAATAAGCCGGAAGATGTTTGTTGATCCAGGCAATCTTGCCCTCAACACACCCTGGCGTTGATGCTGGAGAAGTAGCTATTACTACTTTGTCGCCAAAAACCTCTTCCACGATCGACAGTACGGCATCGTGCTCTCTGGTCTTGGGTAGGTTGGCCCAGAAGTCGAAGCCCATAGGCTCCCAAAACTTCTTCTCGTTGTCGCCCTGGAAGCCTAGCTTGTGGTGAAAATCCCAACAGTCCACATCCTTGTGGGTGACCGGGAGCTTGTGGAGGGAGATGGCCCCGGCGGTAAAATCCGCCAGGACCCCGTCCAAATCCAAATAGCAGGTCAGCTTGGTCACCGATTGTCCCCGCTGCCCGTGATGGTGCCACGCTCTTTGCGACTGTTCAATTTGGCCAGATTGATCCTGGCCACTTCGTCAAGGGTCACTCCCAGATCGGTGGCGAGGTTGGCGACATACCAGAGGACATCGCCCAACTCGTCGATCAGCTGAGTCCGCTTCTCCTCAGTCATCCTTCCACCGTCATCGCGCAAAATCTTCTTGGTTTTGTTGCAGACCTCACCGGCCTCCCCGGCCAGACCAAGAGCCGGATAGATCACCTTCACTTCGGGCGGGTAGATAGCAGTCGTGCGGGCATCCACCTGATAATTGGCAAGACTCATGGTTGTTCAACAAGCTCCTTCTGATCCGCGGCGTAGGTCGGGCCGTGGCCCAAATTGGTGAGTCTCTCTTGCCGCAAGAGGTCATCACTTCTCATAAAGCCCCTAAACTCATAGGGGCCTGGAAACTCGCCCACAATGAGCGAATACGCATCAAGATCGTCTGATTTGTTGGCCTTGCCGGGGACAGCCAAAAGGCGACCGCTTCTATAGCGAGTGGCCTTGACATCCACAGTGGTGCCACAGGGCAAAGTTGCGTCGAAGTCGGGGCGTTCATCCAGTTGCAAATCTGGATAAACATTGGTCATCTTGCAGAAAGCGATCTCGGCAGCGATTCCTTCCAGATCAGTTGTCTCGCAGTCCTGCGGCCCCACCTTGCCGTCTTTTGTGTTGGACTTCCTGTTTTGCATATATCTGGACTTTGCCAAGAACTTAGCCAATCTTTGCTCGGCTTCGTTTAATGTGGTCTTAGTCCCGATCTTCAAATGACAGTTAGTCACGACACAACTCCCGAAGATACTACGGTTTGATTGGCGGTTTCGTCAACCCTTTCTGTTCTACCGCCACCAGACCCATATCCAGCCCAGGGTTCGCCCAGAGCGTATTTGGCAACAACCCGGTCGATGCCAAGTTGAACAATTTCGTTCCTGTAGTGTTGACAGGTCGAAAGACCAGACTCTGGATGTTCGTCATCAAAAAAAGAACAGAGGCGACTACATTTCCAGTTGTTTGGGTCGCGGTCAAGAATCCGGCTGGGAGCGTTGTCTCTTTTGATCTTCTCAAACTCACGACGGATCATCTGGAGGGTGTCGGGCAGATCGGATCGTTGCAGGCAGAGAGAATAAGGACCACCATCCTGCACAAAAAAGATCGTCATTAAGATATCGTCGTCTGGATAAAGCTCGCACAATGCATAATGATATAGACGAAGCTGAAAATCTTCGTACATATCTTCGTATTCTTTTACCTTGTCTTTTACCCAGCATCGACGCTTGCCTGTTTTCCAATCGATGTATTCGATGAGTCCAGGCCTCACCCTGGTGACGAGATCCATCGTGCCACGCAAAATCAACTGGCCTTCATAGCGACGACCATCAGGCAGGGAATATTCGTACTTGGCCCAGTCGTGCGGCAGAGTGATTTCAAAATATTGCTCTGGCATGACAACATTGCGATTGACCGGAGAGAACATGCCGTCGTTAAACAGCAGGACATCCCAAGTCCATTGTTCACATTTTTTACGATCACCTTTGGTCCAGGGATGAATAGTCCGTTCTGGGTTGGTGTAGTGATCCCAACCAGCTTCTATAGCCAATTCCGGGGTGAAGGTGGCCGTATCAAACTCTTTTTCGACTTCTGGATCAGAAAAAGTTCGCTCTCTATTTTGATGCGCTAATTTTTTGCGGGCCAACAACTCCAGGGCCTTGTGAACAATATTGCCAGATTCTGCTTTTTTGCCGGATGGTTCCTTGTGTCCTAAGTTGCTTGTGATAAAGAACTTATGAGGACACCACCCGTAAGACCCAACTGAGCTGGATCGCAAAAAAGTGACGATCAACGGTAGCTCCTTCTCAGGGATTTTATGGCGGCTTCAAGCTGTTCTTCGCGAGACATGCCGATATTGTCTATCAACACATCAAAAGAATAGTCGTCTAAAGCATTTTCGCTAGTATGATTGTCACCTTTTTCACCTCGTGTTAAACCTATGACGATTCCACCATCTTCTTTGATGGCTTGGCACTCGTTGGGAAAACGCAGGTCGGCAACGACATAAATCCCTTTGGAGTCTGACTTTTCCTCGTATTGCGCAATTGCGTTCAATGTTGCGTCAATGTGAACTTTCGGGTACATTTTGCGACAGATTTCGGTGCCAAAATATTGCAGTACCTCCCGCACACTCATGACCCCGGAAGGTTTCGGATTCGTCATCAGCGGGTAGGTGGGCATATCCTCCCATTTCAGATGGGTGGGCTTTTCCTTGTCCTGCTGGGTGCCATAGACCAACTCAGCCTGAAGACCAAGCAGCTTGATGCACACTTCCTTGAGTGTGTCGGCCATATGGAAGACCTTGCCGCCGCCGAAATAACTGTTGATGCGGTAGGAACTTCTCACCAAATCCATGGCCAAAGTGTCTTTACCGGCACCCTTGCGTCCAGCGATTCCTATCAGCATTACTTGAGTCTCCCTAAAATCTCTTTCATTTCGTCGACAGACAAATCGGCAGGATCGCGTCCCTTGCCAGCCTGGGCTGAAAGCACTCGAAAAGACCGAGAAAGCTGGCCGATGATTTTTTGTGAAGCTATCTGGCCAGCCTCATCGTCATCCAGGAAGACGATCACACGGCTTGCTCCAGATGACTCCAGCAGGACTTGCTGGGCATCGCTCAAGGCAACGCCAAACAGTGCCACCGCATTGTGATAACCGGCTTCCCAAAGGCGCCAAACATCACAGGGGCCTTCAGTCAGGATGATGGTTCCGTTGCGACGAGCATCCCGAAACGCAGCAAACTGGTTGTAAAGGACGCGGGAGCGGGAGAACCCCTCGGAATGACGCCACTTTGGCTGCATGTCCCCGATGGCCCGGGCAGAAAAACCAACGGCCATGCGGCCCGTGTAGTCATAAACGGGGACAACAGCGCGGCCAGCAAAAGGCCCCTGCTTCGTGTCGCCGACATCGAAATGGTTCAAGACCTCCTGGCCAAATCCGCGCCCCTGGAAGAACTTGCTGGGTATCTCCATCCGGGATCGGACAAGATCACGCCCCCATTTGCCCACGGGACCGCTCTCGACCTGCATGATCCGGGTTGCCGTGACGAATTCCCGCTGACTCTTGTCAACCTGGGGTATGTCTGCCCCCGGGGCAATCGCCAACAGAGCCGAAAGGAACTTCTCGGTTTCTGCGACCGTGGCGACCTTGTCTCCTTCAGCGACCCACCCGTAACGCTGGCGGGACAATGCTCCCCGCACAAACCCGAAAGTGTCATCCCGGAAGACTTTCTCGCAACCACGAGTGAAGCATTGCCAGTAGCCCATCGAGGCGTTGTAGTAAACCCTACAGCCGGTCGGGTTGTCGCCACCATGGACTGGGCATGCCGTAAAGAAGGAATTCTCGGCAGGCTTGTACTCCAGCCCGAGGGCGTCAAGAACAGTCTCCAGCTTTTGGGTGGCGGCAGCTGCTATTTTGCGCAGCCGCTCAAAATTCTGCGGACTCTTGGGTGGGATTGTCGAAGCCTGACCGCGTGGGTTTGCTTCGGAGTAGTCCGTTCCGCGTCGGTCCTTCCTTGAGTCTGCCATATTCGTACTGCCCCTGAATGTTGATGTAATCCCCACCATCAAGACCCTTGCCGTGCCGAGACACCACCGGAATGAGCTTCAGGTTGTACCTGACCCCGTCCGGACCCACACCCTCTTCGGCCATTTCCTCCTGGGACTTCCACTTGTAGATGCTGAAATTTGAGCAGAGCCAGATGATGCGATCGGAACCGCTGGCCGTGCTTGTGTCCTCGGCGTTGATGCCGTCCCGGTTCAACTGGACAAAAGCCAAGACAGGCACCTGATAACGCACCGCAAAATTGTGCAAGTTAGTCATCAGGAAACCCAACGCCTGGAATTCCGAGATGTTCTTGGTGATGCTGCGGTCGTCCATCAGCTTGATGTAATCGAAGACAATGAGAGCCGGTTTGGTCTGTCCAGACTCGTCGAAACCGACATGCCGGTACAGCCAGCGACGCATCGACCCGACCGTCTCCTCAAACGGCTGGCCGGCGATGGAGGCATAGTGGTAGGGGATGTTCTTCAGCTTCTCCTTGGCCTCATAGACCGCCTTGGACTTCACCTCGTCGGCGCCAAACTTGCCACTCTTGACATCGTCCACGGTCACATTGGCTAGGTTCGCCAACATGCGGTGCCAATGCTCCTTTGCGGACATTTCCGTGTCCAGGTTGAGCACGGGAATATTCAGCTTGGAGGCGACATGCAGGGCGATATTGTCTGCCAGCTGGGTTTTGCCTGTCTTGGGTCGGGCACCGATGACATTGACTGTGCCACGCTGGAACCCCCCGCCAATGGCGGCATCGTACTGGGGAAGACCAGAACTGATCCCCATGACATCTGACGGGTTTGCGGCCAGATAGTCGATGTATTCGTCCAGATCCTTGGAGATATGCGCCAGGCTTTCGGACTGGTTGCCCAGGCTCCCAACGAAATTGAAAACCGCTTCTTCACCGATCCCCAGGATTTCGCCCAGCGTCTCGTCCCCGGAAATGCTGGCCAATTTCTGGGCCGACTCCTTCATCACTTCCGAGAATTCGTTGGCCTTGTGCAGTTTCACCAAACGCGCAGCCAACCTGCGCAAATTGGATGGTTCAACCGGAGTAACAGCCAAGGCCCGCAGGTATTTCTGCTCTTCCTGGGACTTGAAGGTGTCCGCAAACCCCAGAGTGCCAGCCGCCGACACAATGGAGGGGATGTCTGCCTTGGAGTTCGGTTCGGCAAGAACCTTCTCCAGGCAACGGTAATAGACGGCGTTGGTGCCACAGCTGAAACAGTCTGCCGACAACACATCGGAGACATCCACCCATGCCTCGTGCCCACCCTTGAGAAGAGCCGCCAAAACGGCCCTCTCTGCTGCCGGATCTTGATTCATGATCTCCCCCTCTTCAGACAACCAGGACAAACCACCCCGGAATCGATCTCGCGCCGCAACGCCGCCTGCACGGCTGCCACCTGATGCGTCCTGTTGCACTTTGGACAGACCACATCAACCATCCTCTGGTTTTGCGAAGGAGGTCTGCGGGCTGCCGGGCGCATCTTCCGGTTTAGCTTCTTGTCGGTGGCAATATGTCCCTTCTCAAGAGACAGGTCATCCTTGAACTGGTTGGTCGATACAGACTTGGCAGGTTCTGGTGCCTTTTTGCTTTTGGGCGCTTTCTTCGGTTTTGCAGCGACCTCGGGAGGGGTAGTCTCCTTGCCAGCCATCTGGCTGGCCACCTCGGCAACGGTCGCCCAGTCCTCCGACGCCATCGCCAGAGCCATCTTTTTCAGCAAATCCTTGTCACTCATTGTTGTCTCCTCTTGGTCGCAGCCAAAGACGCAAACATATCAGCCACCTTTTCCAGACGCAGGGAAAGGTAATCAATCCTCTCCAGACGACAGGAGAGGGAAACCTCCTGCCTTTTCGTGTTGCTGGCGAAATCATCCTCCTGGATTGCCAACGCCCTCCTTTCGTCGGGCGAGTTGTACCGATAATTTGCGGTCTTGCTGGCAATACACTTGAGGATCGCCTCGTTGCAATACCGGATTTTCGCCCGCAGCTTGTTGCAGGCTTTGGCGACATGGAAAGCCAGACTCGTCAACATGACGGCGGCCTCATTGCACTCCTCTGCGGACATGGCGTTCAGCTCGTGCTGCGACATGTTGATGTAGCGCATTGCGCCCTTGTCTTCCGCTGGGAGGATCATCTTCTCGTAACTGTCCAGCATTTCATCGACCGACTGGGACGATGACTTTACTGCCTCAGCCTCTTCTCCCACTGTTCGTCCTCCTCGTTGTAGGGCAACTCAATCACCTGGATGCCGTTCAGATGGCACCAGTCCAACTTCTTCTGGTCTCTGGCTTTTGATTCCAGAAAACCCATGATCGTCCCATGAAAATGGGCGACAAAACGATAGTGCTGCTCCCCGTGCGCCTCGACCACCAGATTGCGCAGGGGCAGATAAAAGTCCACCCGCAAGCCGTTCGACCCCGGCAATCCGACCTCCTCCATGATCCTGTCGACGGGATAAATCCTGCGCAGGATCGTCCGGACGCGGCCGTGCAAACCGGAACGGAGAGGGGCCAGCTCGGCCCCCGAATGAGATCTGCCGGTGAAGGACCAAGTGTAGGTCCTGCCGTCTAAGCCCTTGACTTTCATGACGGGTGGAGCATGGCGTTGATTTCGGACTCAAGCGCCGCAATCCAGGAGGGGTTGTCCTGAAGCAGTTTGTACAGCTTCTCTCCACCCTGGGTCTTGACCCTCTTGATGGCATCATCATTCCACTTGTCGACGCCCATCAGGTCGAGGTGCCGTTCCATGTAGTCTAGGCTCATCCACGCCCCGGCTTTGCCGATCAAGCCGAGTTGCGCACCCAGATTGATCGCCTCGTAGACATGGTCGATACCGATGCCATAGCGGATATAGCTGTCCACTTCCATCTGGGGCGGGCCGAGGGCGCACGACTCAATCAGCCAGTGAACCTGCTGGCCAATCTGTTTTTCGTTGCCGCCAGAACCGACCTTCCAGGCCCGATCAAACTTGACCCGCATCTGGACATCGGCCTGGTATTGCAGGGTGCGACTTCCTTTTTCGACAAAACCGCCATACATCCCCTGGGACTGTGTCAGGTGAAGGATCGCCCAGACAAAACAATTGCGAACGGGCACAACATTGGAAGCCTGACGGCAGAACCCGGCAAAAATCTTGTTGCCAGCACCGCGGTTCTCGTAGCCGACCCCCTCGTCCATTTCCTTCTCGTCGCACAAAGCGGAGACCGAGTCGATGATGACCAGACAGCCGGGATCGGTGTTGATCGCCTTCATGGCCAAGGTCAAGTAATCCTTGGCGGTCAGAATCCGCTCGGGCGTTGACCGGAAGATGGTGAATTTGTCGAGGTTGAGTCCCGCCGTCCCCTTGAGGTTCATCTCCTTGAGGCGCCCCTCAATATTCAGGTAGTAGACATGCCGATTGCCGTATTCTGGTTTCTGGCATTGGGCGGCAAAGGACAACGCCGTGGAAGTGTTGTGGGTGACAATGAAGTTGTCGGTCAAATACAGGCCGTCCTCACGGAAGACCTTGATGCAGACAGACTGTTCATCCCGCACATAATCCACCGCCACAATCCTGCGGGTCATGACCGTCTTG